AAGATTTTTTTTAGTAGTGGTGAGAAATAAGTAATGTAAAAAAAAATTGAAATGAGAATAAAGAAGTAAGGGAGTAGTACAACACGAAGGTGTAAAAGCGTAATTAATTGCGAAGTGAGAATGTCGAGCGTAATGATGTCAGCGAGTGTGTCGAAGGCGATGAATGCGTTTAGCGCGGAGGTAATCCGAGCGTGCGCGTTGAAATATGGTTTTGATGGCGATGAGGCAATGCGCGAACTGAGCGTGTGCGTGGCCACAGAAGGCAAGAAGACGAAGGCAAAGAAGGAGACGGGTCTAAGCGCAGCAAAAAAAGCCGCGACCCGCGAAATGCCATCGATTCCCCTGCCCTTCACCGGCGCGATCCGCGAGGACTGCTGCTTGGGCGTGAAACAGAACCACGGACTGTACACCCAATGCTTCTCCGCCCCCGGAGAATCAGGCCTGTGCAAGGGCTGCTCGAAGCAGGCTTCGAAGAACGCGTCCGGCGAGCCGGATTGCGGTCTAATCGCGAAGCGTGTGATGCAGGGTTCCGAGTACCGCGATGCCAAGGGACGCGCCCCCGTACATTATACAAAAGTTATGAAGAAACAGAAACTGACCGAGGAGCAAGTGCAGGCTGAGGCTGCCAAGTTCGGCATCGAGATTGAGGCGAGCCACTTCGCTATTCCCGAGACGAAACGCGGACGCCCCAAGAAGGCAACCACCTCTGATACCGATAGCGATGCTTCCTCAAGCGCAGCAGATGCCTCTGGAGAGAAGAAGGCTCGCGGACGCCCCAAGAAGGCAGCCAAGGTGGTCGAAGTGAACGCAACCGAGGATTTGTTTGCATCCCTAATGCAACAGGCCCAATCCGCTTCCCCTCGCCCATCTGCTGCCGGGGGCGGATCTGCCGAAGAGATGAGTGATGTTTCGTCCAATTCCGGCTCCGAGTCAGATTCCGAGTCCAAGGTCTCGAAGAAGAAGACGAAGAAGTCCAAGGAGGAGAGCGAAGAGGAACTCGCCGAGAAGGCCGCCAAGTTCCTCGCCAAGGAGGCCGAGAAGGAGAAGAAGGCAGCTGCCAAGGCTGCTGAGAAGGAAGCCGAGAAGGTCAAGAAGGCTGCCGAGAAGGAAGCCGAGAAGGCCAAGAAGCTCGCCGAGAAGGAAGCTGAGAAGGTGAAGAAGGCTGCCGAGAAGGAAGCCGAGAAGGCCAAGAAGCTCGCCGAGAAGGAAGCTGAGAAGGTCAAGAAGGCTGCCAAGGAGGAGAAGCCCAAGAAGGAGAAGAAGGCCTCCAAAAAGAAGGCTGAGGAACCCGTCAAGCCTCAAGCAGAGGAGCCGGTCGCCGACTTGGAGTCCGAGTCTGAGGAGGAGGACACAAGCGAAGCGGAGGAGCCGGTCGTAGCTGTGAAGAAGTTCGAGCACGAGGGCGTGACCTACTTGAAGTCGAGCGACGGTGTGCTGTACGATGCCAAGACCCAGAGTGTAGTGGGAAAGTGGAACGAGACGACCAAGTCGATTGATGTGTACGATGGCGAGTCGGAGTCTGAGGAGGAGGAGTCGGACGATGAGGACGACGAGTAGATAGCTTGTCTTAGCTCAGCAGAAAAAACAAAAAAACAAAAAAATAAAATAGATTAGTTTTGTAATTGCATTTAAACCTTGTAACCTAATTAAACCCTTTTTTACTGCGCATTTTTTTGTTACCGGTAACTGGTATTGTCACTCATTTCTGGGATTAAAATACTTAACGGCTAAGTTGAAGTTGAAGTTGAAGTTGAAGTTGAAGTTGAAGTTGAAGTTGAAGTTGAAGTTGAAGTTGAAGTTGAAGTTGAAGTTGAAGTTGAAGTTGAAGTAGCCGTTAATATATATAGTAAAAGGGCTTAAAGACAGTCGCGACCCCGCAGGGGTTATAAAAACGGCTGCATAAATCGTCACCCATTTCTCGGATTGTCACTCATTTCTGGCTTTTCAATAATGGGGGTATTTCACAGTTTCAAATACTTTTTCTCTCAAGGTTTCATTTCCAAGACTTCAAATTTGGACAAAGATAAGACCCTCGCATTCTATTATGCCTTGTATGATAGAGTACTTTGGCAGAGCAAAAAATGATACTCTGCAAATAAAAAAGTTTTTAATTAATTAGGTTTATAACTTGTAAGTTAAACAATTTTTTTAAAGGGTGGATATAGGTAGCATTTCATTACTTATTTCTCTCTTACCATCTTGCACTGTTGTTATATATTGGTCCAAAGTTAAGAATTCGTTTTTGGCTCTTACTTCGTTCAAACCTTTCTCAAAGGTGGAATCCATATGGAACCTGAATACTGAGACTGGCTTGGTCTGACCAATGCGATGACACCGTGCAACCGCCTGGTCTTCAATGGCCGGGTTCCAATGCGGACTGACAAAATAAATCTCGCTGAAATTTTTCTGCAAGTTGAGACCCTCGCACCCAGTTTGAATTTGCAATACGATGACCTCGTAGTCTTCCTTCTTGCGCAGCAGACGGAATCGAGCGGCTTGAGTAACGCGACCATCGAAAGTGCAAATGTTTTGAATTCCCCCTTCTCTCAATCGAGAGATAAGAGTATCAATTTCTCCTCGAAAATGACAGAAGACCAACTTGCCATTTCCATTTCCTTTTCTTCCAAGAATAGTCGAAACCACCGCATCCATTTTGCTGCTGCAAAGCAATGCGCCCGAAGTGGAGTGCTCTTTGGGGATGACTTTATTGGAAACCATAGTTTCGACATTGTCCTTCAAGAGAGAAGGAAGAATGCAAGTCTGTCTAGCGTGCATAAACAATTTCAACTTGACAGAACTCATAGCCAAGGCGCGATGGATATCGTGCGACAACTTTCTCTCGATTTCGTTTTTCCAAAGAACCGATTCATTGTCAAGATTCAGGTTGGGGAGAGAAATGCCAACTTGTTTCTTGCTTCGTTTCAGGACAAAGTTGGATACCAGATGATGCAAGTTGTCAGCATCGGCGTAATAAGAAGCGGGCATTTTCAATGAACTGCACAAGTTGAAGAAATCGCGGCGCTTGTTCTGGATGGGTGTGCCGGAGATGAGCCAACGAATCTTTGACTTCAACATCTTGCAACCAGTCCAACGGCTATTTTTGTTGCGCAAATGGTGGGCTTCATCAAAGACGATGCGGTCCCAACGGAACTCGTGCAAAGGCGTTTCGGGTTGCTTTTTGGTAACGGATACAGTATTATAAGTGGTAAGAACAATGAATGCGGACTTCAACTGCTCGGGTGTAATTTTCTTTTTATTTTTTCCGTGATAGATGAGAGCCTTGTGACCAGTGGTTCTGAAGATTTCAGATTGCCATTGCTCGAGCAAGATGTTGGGCAAAACAATGAGGGTGCGGGGAACAAAATTGGTGATGAATGTTGCAATCATCATAATGGTCTTACCTAGACCCATTTCATCGGCAATGAAACCACCGTGAATTGGGAGTGACGGGTCTCGATGGGTTTCCAAATGGACACACCATTGGACGCCGTCATATTGATAACTTTTTCTCTCGATACCAGACTTTTCGAGGAACCAATCATACCTTTCATTAATAGATAGCATACTTGAAGTTGAATGTTGATGAATTATGTACCGACTAAGAAATTCAAAAAAAAAGTATTCAATTTTTTTTTGAACCGGTAAAAAATTTGGAACCTAAAATTTGTTTTTCAAATACTTATATGCCCTTGGTACCAGTTGCCATAGAAAATTTTTTTAGTACAATGCAAAAACTAAGTATTTGAAAAAAAATTGATATGAAAAAAATATAGAGATGAACGGTACATCACCCAGTGATATAGAGCTTTAAGTTTTCGAATCAAGTTTTCCGCCAAGTTTATATAATGTCTCGTCAATTCAATCGCCGTGGTTCCAACGCTTCTGAGAAGAAGACCTTCTGCAAGGTGTGCTGCGACGCGGGCAAGTCCGAGAAGGAGTACACCTCGCACTTTGTCAAGGACCGCGACGGCAAAGTCACCTGCCCCACCCTGCTGGGTCAGGAGTGCCGCTACTGCTTCCAGGCAGGGCACACCGTCAAGTTTTGCCCTGTCTTGAAGGAGCGCGAACAAGAGAAGGAGAAGTACGCAAAGAAGTGTGCTCGCGCGGACAAGGAGAGGGTGGTTCTGGAGATGGTGAAGGCGGAGAAGAGCTCGCTGCTGCAGGAGAAGGCGCCTCTTTGTGGTGGTGCTTTCGCGGCTCTAGCTGACGATTCTGACTCGGACGAAGCTTCTCCCAGAGCCACAGCGGCTTACAAGAAGGGTGAGGCTTACTTCGAGCATCTTGACCTTGCCCTCGCAATGGAGTTCCCGGGCGCAGCCAGATTCTGCAGGGCAAATGGCATGAGTTCACTTGGAGCTATTCTACTGAACAGAGAGAATCCCAAGCCCAAGACTCAGGAGGAGGAGTTTCCTGCTTTAAGCGGTGCGAATGTCAGCAATGTGACTCTGCGTCCTCACCAGCAGCACTTTGCTGCCGAGGGTGCTAGCTTCGCAGCCACTCTGCAAAAGCCCAAGCCACAGCCAAAAGCCGCAGTGCAGCAGAAGCAACTCCAAGTTGTTGTGCCGGTTGTTCAGCGCGACGCCTGGTCTGACGACGAGGATTCAACTGCAAAGGTGGTTCCTATCCAGACTCCCGCACCAGTTCCGTTGAAGAGGATCCTCAACTGGGCCGACTACGACTCCTCCGACGATGAGGACGACGAGGCCTACATCCTACTTCTCCGACGGCGACTCGCGGCGCAAACGCTAAAAGGTAAGTAAGTATTAGAAAAATTATAAAAGTCAAAAATAGAAAAAAGAAAAAATCCCCAAAAACCAAAAAAAGCCAAAACGGCAAAAAACCCCACCCCTTTTTTACCGCAATTCAAATACTTACTAGTAACTCAAATTGTCACCGATAACTCGGATTGTCACTCATTTCTGGCTTTCCACTATGGCAGCATATATGGTGTCAACCCCAACGACTGTCTCAACGGAACTGTCAGCATAGGGTCGCACCACGCGCCGAAGGCGCGGCATAGAGTTCCGTTGAGACAGTTGCACCATATATGCTCTAATACCCTATATTTTTTGTCACCGATAACTCGGATTGTCACTCATTTCTGGCTTTCCAGGCCCGGGCCTATTGGTACTCTATCTCGGGAGCCAATTTAACGGCTAGTTCAACGGAACTATGCAACGGGGTTAAAACGGCCGTAAAACAGTGCATTAACTCCTACGGAGGCACAGTACAGCTAAAAATACTATTGTTTATTGCTTCAAAAACCAATAAACAATTTCAAATACTTTTTATAACGAAAGTACCTTCGGTCTCTCGAACTATCTCATCTTAGAAACCCAAAACCATCAAACAACTTAGACTTCTTCTTCAAGTCCATCCTCCACTGCTTCAACTATATCCTCTGTCAAATCTATCACTGTTCCAGCATTAACATCCTTAGCCACAGGCAACCCTTTTACACACCCAGGACACTTGTGTGACGCACCCTCCTTTGCAAATTCACCCCACCAACATCGAGGACACACTTTGTGAGCTCGATTCTTACCGTACTTCATAAGACATTCTTGTGGGACTAATGCAGTCTTCTTATCTATTTTGGAACCACACATACAACAGTGTTCCATACCTCTGGCCCTCCTAGAAGAACGAACCCGTCCTCTAGCTTTCTTTGTAACCCTCTTCTTCTTTAAACTTTTTCTTTTTCTTAAACTCCTCATATATTTTCTCTCGATTTAAATCGAGCGAAAAATCAACTTAAAGGTAACCAAAGAAAAAGAACTATAATGAGAATCTTTTCTTTACTACTTTCTACTCTTTTTTTACTAGTAAATGCTAGTAATGAGGTGTGCAACACCGGCAGCGTTGTTAATAATGTTCAAGACCCTGTAAACGGATGTCTTACTTTCACTGTGGGCCAAGGCACGGGTTGCGTCTGGATGTGCAACTATTGCGCCACCAATCTCGGCACCAACAATTACTATTTTACTGGAAACCCACCCGTATGCACTTACCAACAATCCGCTGGCGGGTGTGTGGGTAGTCCAGTGTCCGGACAAAGTTACACATGTTGTGCAACAAGCGAGACGGCAAGCGACCGAGCCTAACGGCTAGTTTAGCTCTTACTTTGGCTCTTACTTCGTTCAAACCTTTCGTAAACTTGTGAAAAGGTGGATTAACGGCTATATTTAAAAAAAATAAAAAAATTCCGTTGAGCAATTTTTTTTAGTGACCAACATTTTTCGGTCACTAAAAAAAAAATTGAAATACTAAAATTCCCAAAGTCCCCTTGTACCAAACTCATTTGAGATAAGTTTTTAAAACGAAGTGACCAAAAGCGAATATATAGAAAATGTCTTTCACCCAGATCCCCTCTTGCCTCGGATGCATCCAGAACCAGCCCAACCAGCTGGCCCATATGGACCTAGGAGGATGCCTCTACACAGCCGACGACGAAGAAGTCTGGGAGACGGACTCAAGCGAAGCAGGTGATTCGGACGCGGACTCCAGTGAAGAGTTTGAACCTGAGAATTTGGAGCCGGCCTTTGAACAAGCCTCAAGCGAAGCGGAAGGCGAAGCCGCAGTCGAAGAAAAGCCAAAAATCGATGTCTCCAAGCCACTTGTCGAGCCCCTTTTCGCACTACCATGCGGATTCCAGTTCCCCGAGTGCGCCATCTGCTACGAGCAAATCGAGATGGTGAATGTGACCGTTACCACTTGCGGCCACACCTTCCACTCGTCGTGCGCGTTCAAGGCCCTCGAGAACAACGACTGCTGCCCGATGTGCCGCCACCAGCTCATCGCCGAACCCGTGGACGATGAAAGCGAAGGCGAGTACGAGGAGAGCGTCGATGAAGAAGAAGGCGAGGAGGGTTCCGTCGCGGATTCGGATGCGGAAGAGGATGTCAAGGTCAACTTGGAGCAGCTCGCTGGAAAGCTCACCAATATGGGCTACACAATGCAGGACATCCTCAAGTTCTTCGTGTCGGATGTCAAGTCCCAGGCCAACGAACAAAAGTACTCAGAGGAGTTCCTTGACAAGATGGAAAACGAAATCAACGGAGTCATCGAAGGCACCATCAGCCTCGCCCACCGGGACGCGCGCAGTTATGCGGCAGTGGCGGCCGCACCCAAGCCTCAACAAGAAGTAAGAGCGCAAGCACCAGTAGAAGTAGAAGCACAAGTAGTAGTATAACACAACCAAAACCAAAAAAAATTTAACCTTTCATTGTAACTGTAAATTAATTAATTAACCCTTTTTTAATTCTAGATCATAAAGACCCAAATCCGAACCACCAAATACTTCATTGATTCTGGCAAGTGTCATTTTTTTTCTATCAACCTTGACAACCCCACTGGGTTCTACACTTTTCTTAGCCTTTTTTATAAAGGATTTTTTAACAGGTTTTTTAACAGGTTTTTTAACAGGTTTTTTAACAGGCCCATCAATAACATTTTTTTCTTCTGGGGCACACTTAGCAGTTTCCCCATAAAATAAAAATTCTGTCATTTCAATGTCGGATGCTTCCACTAATTTTTGTATGCGTTTTTTTTCTGATTCAAATATTAAATTTTTCTCTCGAAAGTCTAAATCGAAAAGTTCATCAAAGTCAACATCTTCAAAAGGATTGACATCAGACATATAAATATTTACTATAATAGTTTTAAATATTTATATTTATACTCAATAGAAGCAGACGCATTAATAAAAGAGGCGCCGAGAACGCCTAGTTTGTTGTATCAAATAATGAGCAATGCAAATATATCTTAAAGCCCTCTGCGGAGTGATGAGGGCGACTGTCTCTTCGTTTACATAGTTGCTGTAAACAAACATTTTTTGAATAAGCTCAGCAACAAACAAGTTATAAAAGTACATAAATGCAAACACCATACTCCACCCAATATATTTATTTCCACGCATACCAAATCGCCAAGTTTTAAAAATATAAAACGAAGTAATCATTTCAAAAATAAAAGAAGGTGGAAAACTATTAAAGACAAATATACCCGCCCACAAAGAAACATTATAAGAAATGTGCCACATATTTGAAGTAATTATACTCTTTCTAACCAAAGTCATCAAGAAAGCTGCTAATTGAATCGCAAGTAAGGGAGAGAAACAAGAATCCAAATTACCAAACATATACAAGGTAGCACCAATTTGATTGGCGCTCTGTGCAAGTGAAATCTGTTTTTGTTCTTCTTCAGAAATTCTTGAATCAAAAGGCATATCTCTCATAGTAGTACCGCTTTCAACACTTTTAAGCGAAGCAAAAAAGTTCGGGTTTTTAACTATGTAATATGTGGCCCCGTCAGCTAAAAGCATAGTCAAGTAACAAGCGGCAAATTTATAAAACAGATGAAACTTGTAATATGTCAATAAGAAGCAAGCAACAGAGCGCATAGCAAAAATAATGCTGTGTAAACGAAATTCGGGATAAATCATAGGCGCGGCGCGGTTTCTGCTAGAAGGAATGTGAAATATCATACTCGAACCAGATAACAATCCGTGAACAAGAACCATCCCGACCCCTCCCAAATTATTCAAATTCATTGTCCCACTAACAAAAAGTAAATAAAATCTGTAAATGAAATTAAATAGGCAAACAAATCCCAAAGTTTTATGAATATGACTAGGATCTTCCTTGGTTCTCAATTTATGTAGATTATGTACATTCATAATATATATAAACATTAGTACCATTTTTTTAAATTTGTTATTTTATTGTTTCTGAATTTACACACGAAATAAGTTTTGCAGAGTTTTAAACCACGGCGGCATCTCGCCAAAAAAGGTATGCCAATTAGAAGTAATCAAAATAATGAACCCATAAACAAATAACAACAACCTAACATGGTCATCGACAACCAATGTCCCCTTTGAAAAAGGATTGAATAAAATAATGCATACAATCGCCATAGAAATAATGAAAACAAATTCTAGTCTTTCTTTCCAATACAAGGCCCAATTAGACCACGCGGTATCTTCCTTCTTTTCAACCTTGTAATAAATCTCTAAAGCAGCGAATAAAACAAAACAAATTTTAACAAAAATAATGAATACAATGAACGAATCCCACGAAGAAGACTTCATATATTAAGCCACCTTTTAAAAAAAGGTGGCGCCAAAAATTCGCCTTTCTAAAGGTGGAGTTTTAACTGAATATTTTTGGCTCCGTTTTAATTGAATATTTTTGACTCCGTTTTTTGGCTCCACCTTTTCTAAAGGTGGATTATAAAGGTGGAAATGGATATTAACGACGCATTTCATTTTTCGACAACGATGCCCAAACAATCCGCAGTAAAAGGCACTAGATTTTCTCCCGATTGCATTTATTGCAATTGCAAAAACACAACAGCATTAATCCAAGAAGGTTCATTTAGAAGATGTTTAAATCCGAGTTGCAGAAAGCAATTCCAAGCCAAAATGTTACCCGCCGAGCAATTGCAAAATCTTCCTTCGCAACCAATAAATTTAGCTCCTAGACATCCAAATGATTATATTATGTTTCAGCAGAGACAGTTTTTAATGCAACAGCCTAATCAACAACCCCAACCAACTCCACAACAATCACCCCTACCTCAACAATTCAGCCAACCCAACTACGACCCACAATCAACTTTTAGAAAAAGTTGAGCAAAAGTAGAAAATTTTTGGCTCCACCTTTTTTAAAGAGGGATGCCGTGCACAATAAGCGCAACTTTAGCAGTAATCGCCATCGTGTCGATGATTTATATGAACAACGCCACGCAAAGCAGTCAAGTAATCCAAGAATATCAACAGCAACTCCCGCCCAATTTGCAGTCGCTTTACCAGAAAATCGCCAACGAGCGCCTTCGCATTTATTATATGGGATACATCCTGGGGTTCGTTCTTTCTCTCATCATCATATTTTACAATAGGCAAATTCATCCGAGACAAAGAATGACACTTCTTACAATTACAACTATTGTAATCGCAACAAGTTTTATAACGAATTATTTTTATTATATTTTGAGCCCAAAAACGGCGTGGATGTTAGATAACATAACCACGGTGGACCAGAACAAGGCTTGGTTAAAAATGTATAGACATATGCAGGTATTCTACCACTCGGGCCTCGTATTAGGAATAGTCGCCGTCGCGCTAATATCAATAGCATTCAGAGATTAAATTAACGAATATTAATATTACTTGCCATAGAAGAAGGTTGTTGAATTTTGGTTTGAATACCAAAATTTGGTTGACCTTGTGTTGCTCTATTACCTCCTGAAAAATCAAAATGGTCTCCCTTTATTTGAACTTTACTAGCGGTCATTCCGGGAAACCCAAAAAGAGCATCCGGGCCAGAAGCAATTCCGCAACCCTCGCTACGACAGGCAAGATGATTCGTTCCATCAAGTAGTCCTCCAACATCACGAAAAAAACTCATTATAACATAAGTTAAGAAAAAAATTGAAAAAAAAAATCTTTTTGGCTCCACCTTTTAATTGAAAAAGGCGGAAAATGGAACAAAACTATCCAAACCTGAAATTCTATTATATTTTCGATTCGTCGTTCACCAAGTTTTTCAAGCTGGAAGGTATTGTTTTATGGCCCTTTGTCTTTATTTCAAAGCCGAAGGACAAGACAAGCCCCAGGATTTTGAAGCACGAACTAACGCATGTGGCCCAGGTCCGCCGCGAAGGCCCACTAAAGTTCTACGCCAAATATTTGTATTATATTTACAAGAGCCGCGAACAAAACGGCAATTTCCAAAATGCATTCTTCTATAACGAGTACGAAGACGAGGCTTATGAAAATGAAAAAAACCCGTTGACAGAAGAAGAAATACGAGAGACAAGGTGGTCAGGTCTAAGAACCGAACAAAACCTAAAACCTAAAACCAAAAAGAGAAAATACGGCCATTACAAATAATATATTATTCAAAACAACTTAAAGCCAACCCGCGTTATACAAATGTAAAAGGGGGTGTGGATTCCACCTTTTTTGGCTCCACCTTTAAGCGAAGCGAAGCGACAGTCACCCTCATCGCTACGCAGAGGGCTTAAAAGTGGAAAAGTGGAAGGATGCAGCAATATAAAGCATTGTGGAAAGCGCGCCACAAATGTTAGGGGGAGCATCCATTACAGCAACTCAAACTAAAGTATTAGTAACCCAAGTGGTTATAAAACCTTTGCTCATTTAAACTTAGGTGTATGAGTGAGCGAGGTATAAGAGCATTTCACACGAAGTTGGAGAAATGCTCTAAGGCGTATAAATAGCCAAGGGGCTATACAAGTTGTTCCTAGGAGGAGGAACAAGTATAAGGACTGTGTTGCTCTCTTAGTGTAGCGGTTAGCACTTAGGACTTTGAATCCTGCAACACGAGTTCGAATCTCGTAGGGAGCTTAATTTATCTTCAAACAGCAATCTATGAAGCTCGTTTTCAGTTAATGAAAATAATATAAAAAAGAAGATAGCAAAACCCAAACCATAATGGTAAGCTTTCGTAGCTCAGTGGCAGCAAGCGTTTGACTGTTAATCAAAAGGTCGCAGGTTCGAACCCTGCCGAAAGCGAAAATTTTTTATATTAGTTAATTCAAAAACTAATATAAAATCTGCGTTTAATTTATATGAAGCATACAAAAACACTACTATGTTTTTTAGCAATCATAGTTGCAGCAATCGGAATAAAAATGATTCTAAGAAAGACGAAAATTATTGAAGGCCATGGCGGAGGCGGAGGTGGAGGAGGTGGTCATGGCGGAGGAGGCCGTATCGGAGGAAGAGGATATAGAGGTCGTGGTTATTATGGGTCAGCTGGAGGAGGAAGTGGATATGGTTATTACCCACTTTATTATGGAGAATACGATGACTATTACTCGAGTTATGACCCATATTTAGTCGGCCAACCCATATATCCAATTGTACAAGTTCCTAATTATCCTTATTACTATTAATCTTAAGTCGTCTTCTGGAACTTCTTGATGCACTCCCAAATCTTTGCCGACTCATCAATCGAAAAAACCCCGCGTCTTTGAGCAATATTCAAAAAAGAAACCATAATATTCAAAGCTGTGTTCTCATCAGCAACAGGCATAGCCATAATACGAGCTTGGGCCTCAGCCAAAGCGCTAGCATTAGCAGCAGCATTCGCGTTAGCAGCAGCGTTAGTATTCGCATTGCCATTAGCAACAGGCGACCCGCCAACAACAACATTTTCTTCAGTACCAGATGTCATTATATTCATCTAAAAATACTAATTTTTCTAGAATTAAACGATAAATAATATAAAGATACCCATCTATATTATTTATAAAGTACAAATGCAAGAACACGATAATATGGTCACCCAACAAAATGCAATTACACAAAAATGTAAAAATAAGATTTTTGCAGAATCGGGGTTGGAGCAAACATTCGGGCAACACAACTGGTCACTACAGATAAACGAGCCAGACCATATAGTGTTCAAGAGTCCTACATCGGATTACGATTATTTTGAAATCTTTGTAGACACAAAAAAGATTCATGTTACAATTCCTTTGAAGAATTCAACATATAAATATAAAACTAGTTTTGATTCATATTTCAATGCGTGCGAATATGTTGAAATGCAATTTCACGATTTCATAAATAATCAATAAACATAAATTCTTAATTTCATTTTATTTTTCAATTGAAAAAAAAATTGAACTACTTAAATTCCATTGCAAAACTTTTACAGCACCCACGCAAAGACAAGAATGTCGACTGAATCCGCAACTATTATTGCTAATGCTTTTATTCAATTTCAGGGATTTGAAGAGGTCCCTGCTATAGAACTTGCTCCTCCAGTAGAATCAGAGCTTCCCCCAGCAGAATTGGAACTCCCCTCAGTAGAATCAGAGCTTCCCCCTGCTGTGCAGCCTGTTCTGCAGCGCCAAAATGCAGGAATCTATCCACCAACGCCATTACCAGAAGCCCCAACTGAGGTCCCGAACATTGGCCCAGGTGGAGTACCAGCCGCGCCAGATTTGCAAGATATTTTAAGTTTCAAAAAAGATTTCGGTGTTCTACGGGTAAAGCTCGCAGACACACCTATGACAAAACAACCACAGCTACTCTACTTCAAGAATGACATGTCCGGTTCGATGCAAGATATGTGCAGCGATGGCCGCTCCAAAATGCAGCACTCCAATCACACGACGAGCAATATCTTGCGCCTCGCAGCGGAAACAGACGCCGAGATTTGGGTCCAGGTCGACGCATTCGATGACAAGGTTGTCTCTATCATACCAGCTCAGCGCGTAACAAAAGACAATCTTCCACAGCTCGTTGCCTTAGTAAACGCAATTATGCCTCGCAACAGCACAGATTTGGAGCTCGCTCTCAACGATTCCAAGACAAAAATCGCTGAATTCAAGGAGCAACATCCGGAGTTCGTTGTGACCCAAATCTTCACCACAGACGGTCAAGCCACCGCGGGAAGCCAAAACAATTCCACACTTGCAGAGTGCGTTGACCCGAGTTACAGCAACATTTTCATCGGGCTTGGTCTTGACCACTCCGCGGACACGCTCAACGCGCTTTCATCGAGGAATCACGCGGCCTATTACTTCATTGACAAGATTGAGAACGGTGGTCTCGTTTTCGGCGAAGTGATTCACAGCATCTTGTACAAGGCGCTCGTCGATATCACATTGACAGTAGAAAACGCCGAGATTTACGATTACCGGACTAATCAATGGTCTTCAACACTCGAAATCGACAGCCTGACTGGTGAGGCCGAGAAGACCTATCATTTGAGGAGAGATTACGACGCATCCCCCTTTGATGTGGAAGTCAAGATTTCTGGAACGGCTGCAACTGAGCCCTTTGCCACCACGGTGTCATGTATTCCACCACTCATCAATCACGACGGTGTCGAAACCCCAGCCAGACTCGACTTGAGCAAGTACATTTTCAGGCAACGCACACAGGAGCTCTTGTACGAGGCGAAATGCAAAGCTACTCAAGGAGAGCACGATAAAATTCGCACCCTGAAGACAAAAATGCGCGACTTCCTTGCGCAAATGAAGGCTTACACACAGACGCGCCCAGAACTCGCAGCCGATTCAACCTTCCAGACGCTCAACGATGACCTCGTTATTGTAATTCGCACACTTGGGACGCACTACCAGACGATGTACACTTCTGCACGAGCCAATTCGAATGGACGCGAGTGCTCGTACAATGTGAGTGCAGCCCCTGGAGCACCACGAAGACACCCAGGTGGTCTCCGTAGAAGCAATGCAATCAACGGTTTCCAAGGTGAAGACCTAGACCAAGACCTAGAAGCAGAAGTCGGCGATGAACTTCAGATGTTGAGCCAGGGTCCATTGATGCGCGCAAATACGACGCCGAGACAATTGAGTCTGATGCGATCTTGCAGCGCAGGAACTCAGGCGCAACAGTTACTGGATGACGACGAAACTCAACGACAAGTGGCACCATTCCCTGCAATTCCTGAGGCAGCAGAAGACGATTCGACGCAAGACTTGACGCAAGACTCGACGCAAGACTTATTTGGAGGCAGATGCTGTGGTCACCCCGCTTAAAAAATTATAAAACCTAAACCACCAAAAAATAAAAAAATAAAAAATAAATTTTGGCTCCACCTTTTTGAAAGGTGGAAAAAATAAAAAATAAAAAATAAATTTTGGCTCCACCTTTCAAAAAGGTGGCAAAAATTTTTTATTTTTCACACATTACAAATTAGAGTTCAAGTAAGGACTTTCGACTGTATCATTTAACGCTAAATCCTCAGGAGGAGAGACAGCATCTTCTACAATAATATTACCACTACCACTAATATTCAACATTGAAGAAGCCTTATTTAATTCATTCTTCAATTCATTCAATATAGGGAATTCTTTTTTATTATGCTTCTTAGAAGCAGTAGAAGAACTAGACCCACCACTAACAAGCCCCCATAAATCTTTCCAAATAGTACTGACTTCACCACCATCTCCAACATTCAAAGAAAAGGGACACGAATAATTTGCAGGGTCATCCAAAGCCACACAAGGATTGCATTCCCCCTTCAAAAACTTAAACCCGGGAACCAAGTTGGGAAGTTCAGAGTTGGGCACGGTCGCATAATTTTTAGTCATCGAGCCATTAATGCCATCATATCCAACATTCGTAACCTTCTCCATAACTGCACCACCATCTACCCCATTTGGCAACCCACAACGAACAATATTATTTAAATTGTCGGGCAAACCCTTCGTGTGACCAACCGTGACACCTGTCAATAAAAACGCACCTTCCTTAGTATTCCAAGACAACATCTGTTTCACCGCAGTCTCATTATAAATTGTTTGAGCCACATCCATTGCAACACCAGGGTCCATACTAATTGTGGAGTTGCGCATAATAGCATCTTTGTACATAGCTTTTACCGAATCCGACCAGGGCCATTTATTATTTTTAATTAAATATTTGACTTCTTCGGGAGATGCCTGTTTTTGAATAATATTCATATCAAACTGAAAATTAGGGTTATGAGTATTCTCAAAGTTAGCAAAATCGGCTTTTAACTCAGGCGACCACGACCCAGTGCCGCTAGTCGCAGGAATCACATTATTTTTATTTCCACTAGTTCCACTACTAGAACTAGAACCAGAACCATTAGTAGAAGATTGACTCGGGCAATTGGTGCCAGCATCATCAATTTTATAAGTGGTACCATCGCTGCAAATACCGTGACTCATATCAGGAAGCACATTATTTTGATAGCCGGGGCAATTGGTACCAGCATCATCAATTTTATAAGTGGTGCCATCGCTGCAAATACCGTGACTCATATCAGGTAAAACATTATTGTCAGGATTAACAAAAGTACCGCGAGGTGTACAACTAGCACAATCAGTATCATAGCTGCAATAACCGGAACCACTTCCAGGATACTTGCAATCCCAAGGGCAAATTAATGTCTTCTTGTCAGGACTAACTTGGCAATTACCAGTGGGTTCTGTGGGTGCAACGCAACCGGTTTTGCAAGAACTATCGAAGCCTTCCTTTCCACTCTTGGACAGTCGGCCTTCGGCATTCGAGAGTCGGCCTTCGGCATTCGAGAGTCGGCCTTCGGCCTTGGACAATGAAAACGCTTGATACAAAATAACAAAAATCGCCGCTAAACCAACTCCCCATCTAAAGTCAAAATAACCAACACCAATAACTCCCAATAACAACAATAAGTTTCCTAAAATGTCATTAAATAAAAACACAAAAGCGGATGGAAAGGAATACAATACAACGGAAAACAGCAACAATACTGCTACTATTGCAACAAAAATATTGTTATTTTTGGGAATAAAAACATTTATACTCGTTTTTTCGGTCATACCCAGTCTTATATTATTACAATTTTATTTTCCACCTTTTGGGAAAAGGTGGAGCCAAAACAAATGCTTTTTTATTTTCCACCTTTGAATTTTTGGCTCCACCTTTTCCCAAAAGGTGGAATTAGTTCCCAGTCGACCCAAACCCTCCAGCTCCTCTCACCGTCTCCCCACCTAAAGAATCAACAACTTCCACATAAATAGGAACCAAACCAGGAGCGCACACTTGCACCACCTTATCATATTGCGAAATAGAGTAATCCGCACGAGCGCAATCAAACACCGCCATCAAATTACCACGATACCCCGAATCAATAATACCCACACTATTTGCCAACCGCAAAGTCGTCTTGGACCCAGTCGAAGACCTAGGATAAATGTAAAACCCAGTATTGAATCGTTTGCCAGATTCGCAGACCATAGTAGCCGCACATTGAACCTCAAAATTCACCTTGTTCCAGTCAGTAGAAATGCAATGAACATTGCTAGGGGTAAAAAGGTCAAATCCCGCATCGGGAAATGGATTCCCACGAATCTTCCGATTGTGCACATTCGCAGCATTCACATACATATTCTTCAATTCATTCGAATTTGATGCAACGCAAATTCTAAGCAACATATAACGGTCACAATTAGAAAACATATTAACATTATTTGCATTATTTGCATTATTCAGAACACTAGTAAATTCTTCAAACTCGGACATTTTATAACTTAAATAACAACAAAATATTTAAGTGCTTTTCTTAACGATTTTCAAAGTTAACCAAGTTCAAAAAAATATTTAAAATATCCAAATAATAATCCATCGAAGCAGTAATAAAATCTCCATAGTAATTTCGCTGCAAAATCATATTTGTGTCGTAAACAACAAAGAGAGAAAATAACAACAACCCAACAACACTCAATCCCTTTATTGCATTAGAATATGTACCCATAAACATAAAAACAATGGATGCCACAATAAGCAGCAACAAAGCGTACAAGAGCCCAAGTCCAAATCGGAGCCCCAATTGAACGCCAGATAACAACAACGAGACCCCAGCCAAAAACATAGCACCAAAGATTCCCATAGTACCAAAAAGTGCCGTCTTAAGAATCGCCGGGTCTACAGTCTTTTTTAACGATGACAACATAATACCAAAGGTAACGGAGAAAATAGAAAACAATATGAATTTCAACCACGCGGGCATAGGGACAAATGCTAAAATAAAAATAATAAATAATTGCGACAGGAATAACAACAAATGAGACATCTCTTTGTTTGCATTATAATTCGTCATCACATAATAAGTAATTCCCAATTGAACAATCAAATTTGCAAACACATAAAGCAGAAATTCCTTTTTTTCATTTAATAATGAACTGAGAGATGGGGCTTTTGCACCACCAAATAAAATAACCATATCAGGTGCGACTATACTTTTTGGAGAGCGTGAACCTCCAAAAAAAGTCTTGTACAAAGATGAAGTAGCGTATGTCATTTATATATTATGAAAATAAAATATAAATTTATATTAAATAATGAGTGAGCAAATTCGCATCCCAACCAGACCCGAATACACAATTTCAGAAAAACAAGTAAAACCAGATTGTGTAAAATATGTGTCAGATGGAATTGAAAAAGAAATTCCAATAGTCGTTGAACAAGAGTCAACATCCCCCAAAATAAACAGAATTATAACTTTTTCATTAGCAGTAATAATTATTGCATTTTTCTTCATAATAGAAAGTAATATATTGAATCTTCCATATGAATATCGCGCGTATCTATTGGGTCCTTATCTACAAGTATTACACGAATGGATAGTATTTACAAAACATATTTATACATTTTTAAAAACTGTTTACCCGAATAACGCTTTAACAACAACCTTTGAGAAAATAATTGTATATGTGGTTGACAAAACACTGCCTTATGAATCATGGAAAACATATGTAAAAACCGCGCCACAAACTGTTGCATTAAGACCTCATTTAAGAAATATTATTTTGTATTTATTGGAATCTTCGAAAACACAGACCCCAGAAAATGAACAAACAATTACTATTTTAATGAAAATATCAGATTTGAGTAATGATGCATCCGAAATAAGGCGAATACTGGGAATAGAGAGAGGAGTTTTACAAAAGCTAAGCGATGAAAAAGATAATTATAATGATTTACTTCATTTTATAAATAATTATACAAAACGATTCGACCAATTTATGAAGTACTTTAATGGATTGTTTGATGCGGGATTAAAAGGAAATATCCCAGAATTTGGGGCTGCTAGTTCAGATTTTGAACTTGCAAGAGTTTTTTCAGATTTCTACCAACAAATTATAAATATGAGCGACGCATTACAAGAAGAATTTAACAAAGAAGGACCAACAATAGAAGAAATAAATGGAGGGAAACGCAAAACCAGAAGACGAAAAACTCTCTCCAAAAAACATAGAAAACAGAAAACATCCTCAAAAAAAAATAGAAAACAGAATTCCAACAGAAAGAGACGAAACACAAGAATAGTATATCAAAAACTCAATAGACTTGCAAAATTTTTACTTATTTAAACACCAACCCATAACTGGTGTGAGATTTAGATTCAGCCGCGCGCAAAGCGTCGACGCCAACCTGACCCTCAGTATACCATTCAGGAGGCGTCAAGTAAATTGGGGTAGTAATAGGAGGAGGAGGACCAGAATTCGAACTGCTTGCAGAACCAACCGTGGTTCCAACCGCGCCATTCGAACCAGCATTAACTGCAAAAGGAAATGGTTTCTGAGGTCCAATGGGATTAGCGCATTTGCGCTGTACTTGGACTGTGTACTGAGACGCGGTCTGAGGAATATACAATTGTTTTGCATACAATCCAGCGGAAGACATAATGTTATAAGAGTTAAATCGTGCAGTTGTGGTGTAGCATCCGGTGGCACCTCCGCGGCGAATGTGACCAACATATAATCCGGGTTTATTCGTATCATTAACACAAGTGTTTGCAGCGGCTTTGGTTTGAATATAGAGCCATTGACTGGCATTGTCGGACAAGTTGTCGTTTGCATAAACAGGCTGAACCCAAAAGTTGGGATATTGCCCATTATTAATCCATTTATATTTCTTTTCCAACATACCCTTTGTCGAGAGAACAGAAGGTTTAATGAAAGCAAATTGTCTGCCCTGAGTATCGCCTCGAACATTAGGAAAATTCATAACAGGTCCCGATTTAGGATATCTTCCATTTGTGCCACCCCATCCAATAGGATTTTGCCCATAGAAAGGCGTACCATTCTTAGAAAAAGCCATACTTTTGCCAATATAACCGACATTGCGTGTACCGCCATTTAAACTAAATCCAATTGCACCGGGGGCGCTTATGTCATCTTTTGAACCAAAAGGTCCTTGACGAAGCCAAATACCACCGGGAGGCTTACCACTAACATTTGAACCGTGACAAGTAATTACACCTTTTTTTTTAAGAGTTTGAATTGACATCTATATGATAAATAAAGATATAAAAATCAAAAACTAAATAAAAAGCAACATTCGTTTATCAACATCAGTTTCGAGCGCCCTTTTAAAAAACCAATGCAATTTAGTATATAAAATAGATTGAAAACAAGAATACATTTCCAAATCACTATTAGAATAAGTGTAGTGTTTTCTAAAGAAGCAAAAAAAGGCCAAAGATGCTAAAGAATAATAAAAAGTTTTAACTGAAACGGATGCAGGAATCTTATCAATATTCATTAGTTCAGGACTAGAAAACTTATTTCTCTCAAAGGGGCTATTGAACACAATGGTTCTTTTGGAAGAAATGGGTAGACATATGCTAGGATTAGCGCAAAAGAAGTTCCATTCATCGACAACAAGAATGTCTTCAAAAGCTAAAGAAAAAAATGCCAACCCAGCCTTTTCTAGTAACTCTTGTTGTTTAACAAGGCACCAAATAAGACGGCACACAGTATTGTATGACATTCGAGAACTGCCCCTTTCTAAGAATATTTTTTCAACGAACTGTTGTAAGGTAAGAATGGAAGACCCTAGAAAGTTCATTTTAGAAAAAGTCGAGTCGAGAGAAGGGGCAGAAAAGTATTCGAGTTTTGCTAGACTTTGCAAAAATACTTTGCAAGGCTTTTTAAAAAGTAAGGTAACAGAAGATGAACCTTCTTTTTTTTCGACTATAAAGTTTTTATTTTGATAAATGGACATCGCAATGCTTATTAAAAATAAGGAGTCATAAAAAAACCATAAAAAAACAGTATTTACTGCTTTTTTACAAAGAAACAAAATATTACACACAATTTTTCTATTTTGACTTTTATATCAAACTCTAATCTACATTACCTTACCTTTAATGCCGTCCCGTTTAGTCCTTTTCTTTTTCTTCGCCCGATTCCAAGTCCGCAGAAGGTTCCAAGAGCAAGGGCTTCTTGACAACCCGCTTCCTCTTGACAATAGGAAGCTTGCTGCAATCCCCGTAGTCAATTGCACCGCCAGCAGTAGTGCCGATTGTTGGTGCGTCAACATCGTAACTACTTGAAGCCTCAGGCTCAGAAACAAGGTCAGGCGAAGGCGACCTTTGAGCCGGTGGAGGTGAACTCGATGGAGACCTGGGTTCTACGGGATTACTGCGAGTTGCGTGGTCCTTGTGCCTAGGCTGGTGTTGATGTTGCTGGTGAGGGCGGCGAGGCTGGTCCCTGTTGCGCTCGTTTTGGCGACGCTGGTGCCCAGAAGGGAATCTACCGTCCTTGCGGTCGCGGTCGTTCTGCGCCTTAATCTTGCGCATACTGGCCTCGATGTCGTCATCAAGCGCCAAGGTGGCACGAGGACGGTCGCCGGGCCGAGCATCACGAGAATCGCGCGCATCACGGCTGACAGAACGGTTTGCGCTCACCTTCCAGAACCAGGGTTCGTCGTAGATGATTTTAATCTCTTTACCAGCCAGGACGCGCGAGCGAGCCTTGGAAGCCTGCTCAGAACGATTCCAGCGTAAGTGCACAAAGACGCGCTGAAACTCCTCGCCATTATCGGTCTTGCGAGGAACCATATCGATGCGCTCCACGAAACCAATGCCGAGGTCCTTGAAGCAATTGAACACGCGCTCTCTGGTGATGTTCTTGAAGACGCGGGGAATACATAAGCTAGGAACATTAGGGGGAAGTGCGGAAAGGTCAACGACCTCCGTCATATCAATCTGTTCAGATGCCATTTTCAAACTTAAGTTGAAGTCACAATGCAAAAGTACAATTGATTTGTTGGTCAAAAGCATTTCAATTTTTTTTCAAAATCATTCAAAATCAATATCACTAAAAATTTTTTTTGGTCAATACCTAATACCAAAAAAAATTGAAGAACTTTTTTTTTCTTTGCAATATGTAAAGCAAATTTAATTAAGATGAGCCTAATCTCATCAATCAAGAAGTCGTGTTGTTCCCATTGTGGAACCCCGGGTCATAGAATAAATAAATGCGACGATGAGTCAGTAACAGAACTAATCCAAGAAGCAGAGGAGGTATGTATAGTGAGCTTTGCATTTTACTGGCTGTGGAATCCCAAAAAAACCATGGACAACCGAGAATGCATCAAAGCTTGGTTGAAAGGAATTAATCCAAGCGAGTTGAAAATACTCGCTTATCATTTCAAAACAAGCCAAAACAAAAAATCGTGCCTCGACTCGTTGCCCAATAAATTCTACTCAGAATGGGTCAACCCTTATGACGAGGTCACCGTTTACAACAAGATGATTCTATTCTCAGACGAGAAACTGAAAAAATGGCGCGAATTCCTGTGCAAAAACTTCTATTTGGCGCCAGACAATGTCCGAAATCGATTCTGGGACCTCTGTTATCCTTATCACAGGTTCTTCATCGATATGACACGATGCGAGCCCTTTGCCCCAATCGACCCCGAATGCCCAATATGTTTCGGAAATCTTACGCAGGAAAATACAGTAAAAACCGGATGCAATCACGAGCTTTGCAAACAATGTGTGGCTCAATATATGCGATCCGAGTCCAACGAAAAAAATGAGTTGTCTTGTCCGATGTGCCGCGCCGAAATCAAGAAAATGAGCACCTCAGAAAAGGAAACCTTTGACATCTTGAGAGTGCGATTTTGCAAACCCACTCCTCCTCCAGAAAAAACCAACCGCGATGCACCCAGAAACACACCCACACTTGTGAGTCAGCTGATTCAACAAGAACGCGAGACTCAGGCCAGAAAAAAATTCTATAAAAAGATAACCGATACTTTGTTTTGGGTTTTCGTTTCGGCAACAATTTCGTCGTTCATTACAAAAGTTATAAAAATATGTGTGTAAACCCAAATTACAATTTGCAATTCATACTTTAAAAATACTTCGACAACAATTTTCAAAAATATCAGCATCAGCTTGAGGAGTTGCTATATTGTATATCTCAATTTTTTCTGAATTACTTTTATATGTCTCACTTGGATTAAAACATTTATCACAAACCAAAATAACAACTATCTTATAATTCAAGTGTGGATATTTTTTTGAAATAACTTTATCTAAATTTTCACAGCTTTCAATATCACTTGTAATATTAGAATATCTTGAGTCATTTTCATAATGGTGATGACAAGCATGACCCTTTCTACAAAATACAATAGAGTCGTCGCTTGTTTTCAGTATATTAATTAATCTATTGATCCTTCTCATATATTTTTCTTCGTGTTCATTATATGTGCTATTGCAATCAAAATCGTGATGAAAATATGTGTCATACTTATTAATTCTTTTTTCATCCAATGGTTCTATAAAATAATTAAAACCATCATCTATACATTTAGATACCCCATTATATGTAACAACCCAATCGAATGGCAATGATGCAGTGCGCAAATTATTTTGTTTTAAAAAAAGCGCCATTCCACAATCAACACCTATTGGTATAATTATCATTATATATTTATACATAATGATAAATAGCACTTTAAACGATTTTGCAAATCAAATATAATTTTCAATGTAAAATCAAATAGGAGTCCCAAAAACATAGGCAAATGTATATAACAATACGAGGTCCAACGAAAAAATAAAAATCAAATGAAGAGTAAGAGAAATAATTGGATATAAAGTTTTTCCATCGGGAAGATATTTGTCAATGTCCTTTTTAAAGAAACCAATTATATTGAAATAAACAAACGCACCTAAAATTAAAAGCGACCGCTCTAGAGCTTTCAAATAAATTGATAGAGTAAGTTTATTTTTTTTATATAATTCATATTCGCTAACATTTAATGGTTCTGGCATAGGTTATATAATAATCATTTAAAATTAAATTTTCAAAATTACAATTCACAATTTCATTACGAAGTTTTAACCGAAGCAAAAGAATTATACATCATAACTTGTGAATTATAAAAATTGAATGCAAATAAAACTTCTAGAATGAATGCATCCAATAAGCAATGAATCCGTTGAATGCAGAAATGTATAGATTGTTATACAATTCGTACACAAACAAAAGAAAATGCACTTATTGTGGTGAATCGGACCACACGATAAGACGGTGTCAACATCCATCAATCAATGCCCTAAGATATCACTTGTTCTTTACGGTCGTTCAACATTCCCCAGAAGACCAACAAGCTTATCTCGAATCCATCTCGCAATCAACTTTGAAAATGATTTGTGTCTTGATGAACAAATCATTGTCAATGACAAAGAGAGAAGTAATACAACAGATATTAGTAGAATTGGAGTCGTTAAGAGAAGAATTACAAGTGTTACCGATGTTGAGAAGACCGCCAAAAAAAATAATAATAAATACGGTTTCAATCGATTCCAAAGACCTCATATTAGAAAAAGATTGTCCTATTTGTTTTGAAAACACAACAATTAAAAGTATGTTTGAGACGAATTGTAAGCATACATTCTGTATTTCGTGCACGCATCAACATCTGAAAACTGTCCCTACAAACCCAACATGTCCAATGTGTAGAACAGACCTAATAGAATTGACTACAAAGCAAGAAATAACATCCCACAATAGACATCTTGTAGGGAAAAAAGAATACCGAATCAAATAACAACCCGCTTCATCGTAGTAGATTAAATGTTCAACCACTTTTGGTGCCACCTTTTACACCTTTTTACACCTTTTTACACCTTTTTACACCTATTGATATTTAAAATGCCAATTTTTATTCAATTTATATTGAAATAAATTTAAATATTTTTTTGGGATATTTTTTGGAAAATAAATCATATATATTTTTGTTTCCAAGGTCTCTTTTCTCACAAATTCCTGGACATAATTTATGAATAAATACTATTTCATTATTTTCTTCAATATAATTTAAGAAATTTTTAATTCTTGCAGAATATCTTTCCTTGAATTTTTTGAAATCGTCTCTTATATAAAAGAAATCATCATTTTTACCCTCTTTAAATAAATGCGAGTGGGTAGATCCTTCGTGATTAAATATTATTCCATAATAATTTGTAATATTTAACAATCCATCACCACATTTAGACCTATCGCCATCGGCGTTACATCCTGGTATGGTATGTAAATTATCAAAAAAAAACTTGAAATCTGTTTCTATACAATTATAAAGAGATTCAAATGGAGTTATACATAAATCGAAAGGACATGATTTATAACCATTATTTTGTGTTAAATTTAATGATTGTTTAATATATATTCTAGGATCACATTGACAACCAATTGATATATATATCGTCATTTATAATACATATTTATATTATAAATGTGCGTTATTTCCTTAGTCAACTATAGTAAAGTAAATTCTAAATACAAATGTGAAATTAATGCAGAAAAATGGTTAAACATATAATAAGCTTTTTAAATATTAAAAGGTGGCATTAGATATCATAAGCCATTTCGATTTCCAAAGTGAAAGAGAAGTCCATATTGTTTAAATCAATAATCTGCCCGTATTTATTAAGTAATTGTAGACCCAGTTTTCGAATGTCAACTGGTCCAAAATATTGTCGCCGAGGAGAAATAACATCTTCTTTTCCTTCAAACAAGACCTGAAAATTCGTGTTTGCATAAGGGATTTTGGCCAATATATTTTTATCGATAAAGCTGTCATTAAAAACGGCGATTAAGTTGGAAGAACGAGACAAATTAAAATCATCCAAAACAAAATACATATAATCCAACGGTACTCCATTAAATAAGCCTTCGCTTAAATATGATGCAGCATTCAAATAACTAGGATTTCTATATCCCAAAATCCACCCAAGATTTCTATTCAAATAAGTATTTGTCTGTTGTGTAACAAAATACATATCAAAATTGTTCGTGCTATTAACAATGGTAGTTCTATTGCTTATTGCATCAATACCAACAGCGAATCGTCCCAAAGTACCAAGTTGAAGATTAATAGCATTTTGCAATGCTGCTGACAAAGTCGTTGCGTTATAACAGCCTTCAGGAACAATTACCAGACCTTCAATACCCGTTCCCTCTTCAACAATATAAACCCGATTTGTCAAGTTGGCGTTAGATAACAAATATACCCCTTCGGGTATTTCGAGAGAAAGAAGGCGCATAGATACTACATTCTTCAAGGGATAAGAAAGAACAAAAAAACAGTCAGTGGGAGAACCGCTTTTGGGGTCGCGAAAGAAGGTGTTCATTGCTAATGATACAAAATTAGTTCTGCGGCGCAGTCGGTTCAAAATTCCAGGAGCGGTTTCAGTAGGAAAAGTATTTACAGGTTGTATAAAATTAGTAATAGCGGAAGCCGATGCCTCAGTCGACTTATCAATAACATAATGACTTCCCCCAGCGGACATAACCCGATTAGTTTTCATATTTTGCAGCAAGAGTCGTTTTGCTTCATCCAAGAATATCAAAAGACGACTTTGAAACTCGCGGTCGGCAACCTTCTCCATAAAATTATTCCTAACAAACCCGACTTTTTGTTCAATGTCAATAACTCCATAACCAGAAACATTTTCCAATTGGAGGAAATGTTCTAAATCAGAAATGCTATAATTATCAATATCTAAATCGAGAGAAGAGTAATTCATATATTATAGTTATATTATACGAATTTTTGCATAATTCAACCGAAAGACTGTTTAACAAAAATTTTTTTCTCATTTTTATCGATTTTAACAGTATAAGGAGACGAAGTGCTATAAGTGGACCTTTCAAAAATCAATGCAGTTTTATTTTTATCGTATAAGTCCAATTTCAACATTTTAATGTTTGTGCAATCTTCAGGATTAAATCGGTTGAAATTCTGATTAAGAAATGAAAAGTTCTTTTCGTATTTATGCGTTTTGAGAGAAGAAGCCCGCTCCAAGCAAGTATTCAATGCAGAAAAAACCCCGTCACAATTTTGAGAAGGTGAGAATCGATAGATATATTCTTCACTAGGAGAAACATTTTCAAATACGGACATAAAAATAATAAACTACAAAGTTTTAAATGGTTTTTCCAATTCTTATAATCAATTAACAATGTGAGAGTTTCTTGAATTTCTGCGTGCAGCAACTCTATTACCATAATCATTTGCAGCTTCATTCTTTTTTCTTCGGTGAGGAGGAGTGACATTATGTATATTTTTAATGCCCCTTCTCTCGGCATCGTTTATAATATCGCGCTCGCTGCTTTTTTTCTCATATTCCATTCTCATTTCATCCATATCAATTCTATGTTGTTCAAATTTTAAGTGGTGTTCTTTTTTCTTGAGCTCGATTTGCCTTTCTTTTAATTTCAAAGTGTCTTCCAATTTTTGAAGCTCTTCTTTTGTTCGGTCTTTAAATGGGTCCATTAAATTATCTATAAAAGGATTTAAAGCCATAACTCGCGGCAACTCTTCATAATGGAAACACCAGTTGGGAAACCACCGACCCTTTTTCCTCTGTGCATTTGATATTTCTTGGTGAAACATTTCGTCTATTACGGAAAAAGCCGATTTCAACAACAATATTTCTTTCATATAATCTCGCTTATCTTCCATCAAATCCACCAATTGATTGCGCAACAATTCAATATTCACTTGGTCTCTCTTCTTGATATCCTCATCCGCATTGATATAATATTCTATAACGGACTCAATATATCTTATTTGATTTTTTATATTCATCAAAAAAGTAATTTTCTTCTTACGAATATCATCAATCTTTTTAATAACAGAAAATATATTTGTATTATAAATAACAGGATAGCGCTTTCGAATAATTTCTGGAATCAAGAATTGATTCGTTTCCTTTATTTCAGTAATCTTCTTTTCTACTTCTGACAATTTTGTCGCTAATGTTTCTTCCAAGGACATTTTCTCTGAACCCAACAACATCTTATCCTTAGACGCATTTTTATTCTTGTAATTGCCAAATAATAACAGTGCTCCAGAAGTAAATTCCACCGAGTTCTGCAATTTGTCATATTGATGCGCCGAAATTTTATGCGCTTCTGACGCGGCATCTAATTTAAAATAATTCACCAAAGCCAATAAAAATGCAATTACTGCATTGACGGATGAAATTAACATAGAGCCCCATTGGTAATTGGAAACAATCGCAGCTAATACTGTTGCAGCAGTAGATAACATAATAGCAGGCATCATCAACTTGTTCAAATTTCTCTCGCAGTAATATTTGGCCTCCATATAAATAATTTTTTGCCCTTTCAAATAACTCGCCAAAACATCCAAAGAAGACGAATATTCGTGATTTACAGTTGAATATTGTTCATTTATATCTCGTTCAGCGTCTAAATAGTGCAATTTACGATATTTAATATGTTTACCGTAAATGCCAGTGGAAACGCCGACTGGTCCATCTTCTCTATTATTTTCAAAGGCTCGTTCATGTGAATCGACGCTTTCTAAATCAGAATCACAGCCTTTGTCTGTTTCCCTTTCTTTTTCTTTCGAGCCCTTGAGCAACGAAGATGATAAATTTCGCAGGGAGTAATTTCTACTAACCACAAAAGCCATTTCAACATCATCATCGTTATTTACTGGGCCTGGTTTTGCAAAAGACTCTGTAATCTCGCTGTTAATAATAACCCCATTATTATTTACAAGATCAAATACATCATTCGATGAAAAATCGGTAATACTTAATTGTACTTCTTGCAAATCCAGCAAATTTTGTGACTCCAAATTTTGAGCCGACGGCTGTAAATCTTGTGACGGCTGTAAATCATGTGACGGCTGTAAATCTTGTAATAGCTGTTGTAAATCATCTAATTCATTCAATGAAAAGTCCATTATAAATTACTTAATAAATTATCTGAGTATAAATTATAATGACTAAAACACGAAAGAATGTGCCGTGGAAGGGATGGTCCAAAGAACAACCCAGTGTCCACCAAAGAACAGTTATGCTGAAGAAATGTGGGAAAAAATGCTTTTTAGGTACACGAAAATCGTTTCCTATTTGCAAAAAGAATACATGCACAGTCTCCAAGAAAGGAGTTTACGCTGCTTATGTCCGCGCTCGCGAATATTCGAGCAAGACAGGAAAGAGAAAGTACAAGAATGTCGCCACCCGAGCTAAAAAAATGTTAAACTAGGCTATTTTTGATATACTTTTTATAAAAATATATTCCGCTGAATTTTAACTATTAGGAGGGGTTCGGGGAACCTAAGGTTCCCTGAAAAAAATTGATTTAAATTATAATAAAAATATGTTATTATAATTTAACACAATAATCATCAACAATGAATCTTGAAGAAGGCAATTACTTTAAAAATCAAAATGATTGGGGTAATGGGTGGGGTTTCTTTGTTGAATTAGACCAGCCAACATTTGTGAACCCAATAAAATTCAAAAATCCAAAAAAATATTCGCATTCTTATCCCATAGCTCAAACTATGGAAACCATTAGAGAAGACATTTACGAAGACTCACATTATGACGCTGACCAAAAAAAAAAGGACAATGCAATTACATCTCAAATATATTCTGGTTTCGCTATTTGCGCTGTAGCATTATATATTTGTTTAAATCTTTGATTCGTTTACCTGTAAACCGGGCACCATATAATTAGCATAATTGCTTATTCCACAAGGACTAACACCAAAGAGCGTACCACAAGGGTCAATAACATAACGATAATAAAACGGATTCGACGAACTAGTAGGAGCAATTTTTGGTGAACAATTGCCACTAGTATCAACAACAGAGCAAACAAATTTCAAATCTTCTTTTGTATACAAATTGGAAGCTAAATTAGAAGTATTATAAAGGTCACTACACAAACTAAGGCTAATATTTTGCGCATTGTTATACAACAAGTATTCGCCTTGACTCCAAGATTTTTTACAATTGAAATTCCTATTTTCTTTGCAATAAGCTAATTGACTTTTTTTATTATAAGTATAATCACTAGCATAATTAGATTCTTTTATTCTACCGAATGCGACATTCGCAGGTAATTTTTGAAAAGCGTGCGCCATTATATATATCAGTTTATTTTAAAAATTGAAGAATCCATTAAGAAAATGCATTAATACAACCCCACAGTCAGTATGTTCCGAAGATGTCTAGGTTGTCTTTCACGCTATATATATTTGCCTTGTCCAGCCCCTCCCCACGAAGAGGAGGAGCCAGAGGCAAGGCCAATGATTCCGAATCCCTCCATTGAGTGGAAAGATTGTCACCCCTTTGTACCACCAGTAAGCTCGGGTTATGTCGTCAAAGTTTATGACGGCGACACCATTACAGTTGCATCCAAATTGCCTTATCCAGAATCGCCGCTCTACAGATTCGCTGTGCGACTCAATGGGATAGACACACCCGAAATCAAAGGGAAAAACGAAGATGAAAAAAAATCGGCGCAAGCAGCAAAGCAAGCACTAGAAAATTTAATATTACATAGAGATGTAGTATTAAAAAACACGCAAACCGAAAAATATGGCCGCATCTTAGCCGATGTCTACATAGGTGAATTAAATCTGAACAAGTGGATGCTCGACAACAAGTATGCGGTGCCCTATGATGGCGGCACCAAAAAGTCCCCCGACTCTTGGCTTGAATTTCACGCCGCCGGAGGCCACACTACATCGGATGTAAAGGGAAAAAAGCCTCACGACCACTAAAAACTCCCCTACAGAGGGTCGCCACAAGGCCGCTGCGCGGCCTCTTATAAACTCGGAAACCATTTTGGCACAATTTTTCACAAGTTTTGAATCTTTTCTCAAAATCATAAAAGAGGAGGGGTGCGGGGAACCTAAGGCACCAAGTTTACGCCCTGCTAGAGTTCGTATATCACTTGCATCGTCAAGCAAAACGAATAATCCATATTGTTCAAATCCACTATTCGACCATATTCGTCCAACAATTGTATCTGCAACTTCTGAATATGAATCGGTCCAAAATACTCACGCGGATTCGTTATTAAATTCAAATTGTTCTGCACTAAACTCGGATACGCCGATGGCTGCAAACTGATTCGCGCTAATATATTTTTATTGAGCAACGAGGAATTAAATGAACTATAGAAATTGTTATTCACATTATTATTGAAATCGTCCACCACTAAATACATATAATTGGGACCACCCGTATTCGCAACACCCTCACTTACATAAGTCGTACCATTTTCATAATAACCTTCGCGATAACCCAACATCCACCCCAACTTCAAGGGCAAAGGCGTACCATAATCCGGATTCCCATTAATGTCCGCCTGAAAATCCAAATTGATGGTAAAGGTGCTCGTAGTTAATGGACAACTCGTTGAAATACCTGCTATTACTTGCCCCGAACCACTGTTAAATAATTCACCTAATAACGCCGCACCATAATTGATTGAAAATGTCAAATATTTCAAATATGTACTCTTCTGAAACGCGGTATTCGTTGCAACATAATTATTCAAAAACGCTATCAAATCAGTAGAATTATAATTTCCATTTGGTACTATAATAGGTAACCTTTCTGTAACAGTACTAGTAATAGTGTTAACCCCGCCAACAATCGGTGTAGCAGTAATCGGACCAGCAGAAACCCAAAAATAATTTGTCCCAAACTGTTTAGAAACAGCAAATGCTGTTGTAGGAAATTCGAATGCCGACAATTGCAATGAAACAACATTATTGAATTTAATTGGCAAATCTAAATGAAAATTAGTGGATTGAGTTGTATAATAATTGTCTCGAAAACGAGTGTCGATGTTCAACGACTTGTTAATAATACGCTTTTTTAAAGGATTAAATATACCCTTGTAAAATGCGCTGGGTAAAGACTGAGTATACGGGGTATCATTTTGTTTTATAATACTATGTTGTTGTCCGACATCTTCGGTGGCAGACGATTTTAAATTGTGGTCTAAATTATAGATATCCGCATCGGCAATCTTCTGGAAATTCCCCAGATTTTTTAATTGCTTGAGCAAAGTATCTTTGGCTTTGTTAATAAATGAAACTGTATTGTCCTTTACCGATTTTTCGAGGCCAGGATCACCAACAATATTGTCTCTTAATTTGTCCGCTTTTAACTGAAGAAAAGTATTGTCGTAATTAGCTGGAAGACCGAATATATCTTCTAATTCTCCCCTGTTATATTTATCAACATCTAATTCAAAATTACCTACATTTGATTTTGCATTATTTTGTGCATTTGTATTAGAATTCATCATATATATAAAGTATAACAAATATTTATATTTTAATTTTCTTCTTTACTTTTTCTCTCGAAAAATTAATATACACAAATCATATAAATGTCTAGTTATCCTCTATTAAGTACTAGAAATGGGAGAACATGGGATATTTCTGCAAATATTATTAATACAACCGGTGCAGTAACATGTAACGGCGGAGCACAAACTGGCACCTTTTATTCAAACAATGTTTCGGCAATAAGAGTCCCAAATGGTCCATCAAGCACTAGACCTTCGGGATTGCAAGGTTATATAAGATATAACACCGACCTTGACGCGTCTTCTAATTTTTTAGAATATTTTGATTCTCCAGCAAATGCGTGGATTCCATTGGCGCCTTCCCCAATTATAAAAAGTGTTACACCCAATTTTGTAACAGATACAAGCGGGTCCTCCGGGTATTATAATACATATCCACTTTTAATTAGCGGTGGAAATTTTCTTCCAGGTTCAACAGTAAGCTATAGAGACCCCTCCGGAATTATTACAAGTGCACCAACTACATATTATTATTCCGGTCTGCAACTAGGCGCAACCGTACCTTCTGCTGTTTATAATCCAGTTCCTTATAAAAGCCCATTTAGTATAATTGTTACCAACCCAGGAAATTACATAGGTATATTAAATAATGCGATCACCGCCACCAATTCAAGAACTTTATCCGTATCCGGCATAATAGGAGGAAGTTCCAGCGTAAGATACTTAAGTACTCTATCTGGAATAACCGACACATCTTCAAATACAATTCCGTATCAAAGTGGTTCCACTCTTTATACATTTACTACAAGTGCAAATACAACAACTACAAGCCTTTTTTCAGTAACACCTAATTTTACCGGAACTATTACATACTTGGTGGTTGCAGGTGGAGGCGCTGGTTCAGACGACGGTACCACAACACCTGGAAATGGTGGTGGCGGCGCCGGTGGTTATTTTACAGGAACATTGTCAGTATCAAATGGAGTATCTTATAGTCTTCAAGTAGGAGGTGGAGGGATAGCAGCATCTGGACAAAGTGGAGCTCCAGGAACCGGTGGAAATTCTATTTTTGCGTCAATAACTTCTTATGGGGGTGGTCGCGGTGGTTATTATCAAGATCAAGCAGGTGGACCAGGTGGTTCTGGAGGAGGTGGTGGATCCGCTAATACATCAGGTCTAGGAGCGGGAGGTAGCGCAACACCATCAGGTCAAGGAAATAATGGTGGTCAAGGAGGATATAGCGTTTACGGTGGCGGTGGTGGTGGTGGTGCGGGCGGAGTAGGTGCAAATGGTTCAAGTGTAACTTCAGGTATAGGCGGCAACGGTGGTGCGGGTTTATCAAATACAATTTCTGGCGGAAGCGTAGTTTATGCAGGAGGAGGAGGAGGTTCTCCAGGAGGATTGGGGGGTTCGGGCGGTGGCGGAAGCGCAGCCGTCGCTGGAGGAGGAAATGGAGTAAATGGTACACCTGGTACAGGAGGTGGTGGTGGTGCATCGGTCGGACCATTGGTGAACCCCCCGAGCAATAATACTTCAGGCAGCGGCGGTAGTGGCATTGTAATACTTAGATTCGCTTCATTCAGTTAAATTAAATACTGTAAAAATAAAAAATAAATATAGAAATATCTTATAAATGTCAAGTTATCCTTTATTAACTACATTAAATGGAAAACGCTGGGACATATCGTCAAACAATATAACAACAACAAATTACATATCATGCAACGGCGGTTCACAACCAGGAACTTATTATTCTAATAATGGCAATGCAGTAAGATTTCCTGCGGGGAGTACCGCATTAAGACCTTCTCCTGCATATAACGGTTACCTAAGATATAATACAGATACCAGCGTAAACTCATTCGAGTATTTTATATCAGAAACCAATCAATGGGTGCCTATTATATCTCCTCCAACGATTTCATCCATATTTCCTACTTATGTAACAGACCTGAGCGGCGCCGGAGGTTATTATAACATTAACCCGTTAATAATTACCGGAACCGGTTTCCAAGGCGGCGCAACAGTTGCATATAGAAGCCAAAGTGGTGTATTATATTACCCGGGCGATGTCTCTTACAATTCTACCTTTACTCTGAAAGCAAGTGTTCCTGCACTCGTTTACAGTGGAGTTACTGGACACGGGGATGACCCCTTTTCAATAATTGTCACAAATCCATCCGGGTTGTTCGCTATTTTATCCGATGCATTAGATAGTAACCCGGTGCCTGTTTGGACAACCGCCGCCGGTTCATTGGGTACTTTCGACGCATCTACAAATTTAACAACCCAAGTTCAAGTTGTAGCAACAGACACTGAAGGACAACCCATTGGTTATAGGTTAACTCCAGGCAATTCTTTGCCTCCTGGAATATCTTTAGGTGAGACCACAGGATATATTACTGGAATATTGCCAACATTGCCCAATAGTACTACTTATAGTTTTAGTATAGATGCATCTGATAATACAACGCGTGTGCCAAGGTCATTCAGTTTAACCGTAAATGGGCCTCGTACAGCAACAGTATCCTTTCCATCAACAACATGGACTTATACAATTGGATACACGAATTCGTCTGGCACGGGATATACTACAAGCGCACCTTACCCATCCGGATATACAATTTACCAATTTTTCCCCAGCGCGCTTACTCCAAATACATCACAAGCTAATGGCGGCGGTTCACAACAAGACCCAACAGTATATACACAAAATAGCGCAACAGCCACCTATACATTTGTTCCAAATTTTTCCAGCGCCACATGTTCTATTTTACTAGTCGGCGGCGGCGGAGCAGGTGCTGCTGACGGTGGTACAGCGCCAGGAAATGGTGGTGGCGGCGGCGGTGGTGTACTATATAATTCTGGTGGAGTTAATGGAGTTTCTTTAACTTCAGGGACTTCTTACACAATAACGGTGGGTGCAGGTGGTTATGGAGCTACGGGAGGAGTTTATAAAAGAAACGGTGCGAATACAACGATGACAGGAACCAGTCTATCATTAACTGCATATGGTGGCGGAGGTGGAGGATGGTACTCGGCTGGATGGGGTGCTCAAGGCGGTTCAGGAGGAGGTGCGGGTGCAAGTTCATCGGGAACTGGGTCTGGAACTCAAGCCTCTATAGCTTCACCATCCACCAACTTTACAAGTTATCAAAGTCTAGGTTCAGCCCCAAGCTCCACAGGTGGTGGTGGTGGTGGTGCTTCAAACACTGGGACAGGAACAACGGGCAATGTCAATGGAGGTGCTGGTATACCCATCGGAATTGTAGACACAGTAAGCCTTACTACCTATGCAGGGGGCGGTGGAGGAACTCCAGGTGGAACAGGTGGTTCCGGGGGGGGGGGAAATGGTGGAAATCCAGCAATAAATGGAACAAACGGCTTAGGAGGCGGTGGCGGTTCACAAGGAAATAGTAATGCTAATCCATCAGGAAACGGTGGAACTGGAATAGTCATTATTAAATTCAAAACTTATTCGGGATAAAATTAAAAACAAAAAATGAATAAAATGAATAAAATGGTATTAAATTAAAAGATAAAACAGATTTAATTTAATATTTTAGTATCATATAAATGTCGAATTTTTCACTATTAGATACATTAAATGGCAGTCGTTGGGACACATCAGCCAATAATATTAATACAGTTGGTTATGTTTCGTGCAATGGTGGAACAGCGGTAGGAACTTATTACTCGAATAATGTAAGCGCGTTTAGAGTCCCAACTGGTCCAACTTCGTCAAGGCCCAGCCCTGGATTAGTCGGCTACTTGCGATTCAATACAGACTCTTGCTATAATTGTCTAGAATATTATGATCCCTTATCAGCATTGTGGACACCAATTTATCCAATTCCAGGAATTACAAGCGTAACCCCAGACTATGTTACCGATGGAAGTGGAGCATCAGGTTATTATAATACGAATCCGTTGATTATATCTGGTTACGGTTATGTACCTGGTTGCACCGTTTCTTACAGAGGAATCGATTCAAGCGTTTATGCAGCACCAAGTACAACATATGTTTCCAGCACGCAAATTAAAGCAACAGTGCCAGCAAGCGTTTATAACGGTTACAATCAAGATCCATTTACCATAGTTGTAACAAACCCAACCGGCGTTTCAGGATTTTTGTTGAATGCTTTAGATGTAGACCCCTCAGCGTCTTGGGTAACCCCGGCCGGCTTATTAACAAATTCTTTGGGTGGAACGACCTTAGACAGTTCGTTTGTATTAACAACCTCGTCATCACCATATTTCAGAGTCCAAGCAATAGATTTAGAGGGAAATGCGGTCACTTATAACAGTCCAGATATTTCGAGTAATTCAGTAACCAGAAATTTGTCAATAACAACATCTGGAGGTTATGGTTATATTACCGGCACGGCTTATTCATTAACAAACGCAACGGTATCCTTTACAATTAATGCTTTAGATGGAAGACAAGTTACACCTCGAAGTTTCAGTCTAAATGTTAATGCGGCAATAAGAACCGCTACAGTGACTTCTGGTGGAGGATACGCGTATCAAATCACTTATACAGATGCTGCGGGCCAAAATCCTACAAGCAGCGGACCATATGCAAATGGATACACGGTTTACACATTTAATCCAAATGCTATTACACAAACATTGGCACCAATTCCACAAACCTCGAACGATTCATATCAGAACGCGGAGGCGAGTTATACTTTTACACCAAATTTTTCATCTAATACAGTTGAGGTTTTAGTGGTAGGTGGTGGCGGACTTGGGGCGGGAGATACCTATACAGCAACAGGAAACGGTGGAGGAGGTGGCGGTGGATATTATTCTAATATAGGAGGAGCTGGACTAACAATTTCAAGTGGAACATCTTATACAATAAAAGTGGGTGCAGGTGGTTATGCTGGAGCAACGGCTGTAGCAGCAAACCGACGGGGTGGCGCAGGTTCATCAATAATAGGAGGAGTAATTAGTCAGTCTGTAGGTGGAGGCGGTGGAGGCGGCTATTGGTCAGGAGAACTAGGTCAAAATGGCGGGACTAATGGTGGGAGTGGTGGTGGAGGAGCAGGGAATGCATTCGGTGGAGCAGCAACAGGAGGTAAGGGTAACAATGGAGCAGCAGGCACAGGTCCAGGAGGGGGTGGTGGCGGAGCGCAAGCAGCTGGTTCAGTGTCCAGTGGAGGAAGTGGACAATCCAACTCTATTTCAGGAAATTCCGTAATTTATGCTGGTGGAGGTGGAGGGTCAGGAGGGGGGGCTGCAGGGTCAGGAGGAGGATCAGCGGGAGCTCCAACAGGAACTTCGGGAGCAAGTGTAGCAGCAATGACTCCAGCAGTTGGAACGGATGGTCTAGGTGGAGGTAGTGGAGCGCAAGTAGGTAACGGTTTACCAGCAGGGAGTGGTGGCGTTGCTGGATATGTATCAAGAGGCGGTTCCGGTGTAGTAATCATAAGATTTAAAAGTTACTCTGGATAATCAATGATAAACAATAAAACAATAATAATCAATATAAGTAAAAAATAGAATACATCGTCGTATTTTTTAGGAATACTGCTCTCGCAAGAACATTCATATAAAAATCTCTTTTTATATAAATGTCAACGGTTTATCTCTTAGATCCATCATCAACTTTAGCAACACACATTGTGACAAAAACAGGTAGTAAAATGAGTATAGGAAATCAGACTTTGCCCTCTCCTCCTAATACGACTGGTGCAAATTATGTATTAAATGTTCAAGGTTCAACTTGTTCGAATAATGTTTCAGCTTTTCAAATCCCCGCAGACAATTCGGCCAATCGCCCCACCATAAATTACGCAGGTTATCTTAGATATAACACAGACGCCAATTATATTGAATATTGGAATCCAGTTACCAGTTTATGGACTGCTATTTCAGAAGCAGCGCCGACTATATCAGCTATATCACCACAATATATCGCTCAAAGTTATACAACAACAACTTATGTAATTACAGGTTCAAATTTTAATGCTACATCAAATGCATCTTTTATAGGTAATAATGATTCCATAGTTTATCCTACAGCATCTACAACATTTATATCTTCTTCAGTATTAAATGCAGTTATATCACAAAGTATTGCAGATGCAAGTACCAATACAGCTTTTGCTGTTAAAGTTGCAAATTCTACTGGTGCAAGTGCAACAAGTGGATATATAGTTACCTATAATAAGGGACCCGTTTGGAATACTGCAATTGGAAGTACTATAGGGGTTGGATCAAGTGAAGCTGTTTATACCACAAGTAATTCTCCCTTTTCTGATTTAAGTGCATCAGATGTAACAGTTCCTCCAGATAATCCAATAAAATATTATTTTTCATCCGGGGGTGCACCCGCTACAGGAACTACTATATTTCTAGATGCAAGTCTTGGTAGATTGTATGGAACAATGCCAGCTCTTTTATCGAGTACAAATTATAGTTTATCAACATTCGCACAAGATGCTTCTAATGCAAAAACGGCAACGGTATCTTTTAATATTACCGTTCAACCTGCATTACTAACTGTTACAGGTTATACATTAAGCAGCAATTATTTTATAAGTTATGTTGATTCTTCGAATAATTCATTGGGAAGTCCTAGTTCGACTGGTTACACAATTTATAGATTTACTGGAACTGGTATTACTGGAACAGTAACTCCTAATTTTACCTACGCTTCTTTAAATTATTTGGTTGTTGGTGGAGGAGGAGGAGGAGGTAGTGGTGCATCAGGAAGTCATTTCGGTGGAGGAGGAGGTGCCGGGGGTTACAGAGCAGGAACATTTTCGTGTACCGCAAATACTGCATATGATGTAATTGTTGGTGTTGGTGGTACATATACAAATAGTGCCAATGCAGCAGGGACAGCCGGCGGGTTTTCAAGATTTGGGCCCTCTGGTGCATCTGGCATTACTTCAGATGGTGGAGGCGGAGGTGCTGCTGGTAGCGGCGCAGCAGGAAGTGGTGGTTCAGGTGGTGGGGGTAATTATGTAGCTTATACATCAGGTGGTTCAGGTAATTCTGGAGCCTATACTCCTGTCGAAGGATTCAACGGAGGAAGTTATAATACTGGAGGGCAAGGTGCACCTGGAGGAAGTGCTTTAGAAAAAGGAAATGAAACAACAACAACTGGTAGCACGGGGGCTGTTTATAATATTACCGGAACAAATGTTACATATGCATCAGGGGGTTATGGTAATAATAGTAGTGGTCCAGCTGTAAATAATAGTTCAGGTAATGGTGGTAATGGAGGAAATAGTGGTACAGTTGGAACTGGAGGTTCTTCAGGAGTTGTCATATTAAGATTTCCAAGTTTATTGAGTTTCACTCCTTCTCCTACACCAAATGGAGGTACAGTAACTGGATTTTCACCAGGTCAATATACAATTACTTATGTTAATTCGTCGAATACTGTAATTAACTCTCCTCTTAGCGGCGGATATACTATTTATTCATTTTTAGCTACTACAACTGGAACATTTGTTCCTAATTTTAATGCTTCATCAACTGTGGACTTTTTAGTGATAGGAGGAGGAGGAGCTGGGGGTTCTGGTGGAGGTGATCAAGTCGGAGCTGGAGGTGGTGGCGCAGGAGGATATAGAACTTCATATGGAACATCTGGTGGATCTTTAGGTACAGCTGAATCAAAATTATCATTTACAGCTAGTACTTCGTACACAGTAACAGTTGGTGCTGGTGGTGATGGACAAAATGCATCAAATGCAACTGGAAATAATGGCGCAAATTCTGTGTTTTCAACAATTACTTCTGTTGGTGGTGGAGGTGGTGGTAGTACTGGAGGTGGCGGAACATCTGGTGCTACAGGAGGTTCAGGTGGTGGAGCAAATCCATACGCAGGTTCAGCAGGGTCTGGAAATTCAAATCAAGGTTTTGCTGGATTTAAAACATCAAGTACTAGTTTTTCTGGTGGCGGTGGTGGTGGTGGCGCTTCTGCTACTGGTGGCAATTCTAGTGGAACTGGTATTTTTGGACCAGGAGGTGCAGGTGGTAATGGAATAACATCAACAATCACTGGTGCAAGTGTTGCTCGTGGAGGTGGTGGTGGAGGTGGTGCATATTCTACTACTACAACAGCTAACGGTGGAACTGGAGGTAGTGGTGGAGGAGGTGCTGGTGCTAGTTCTGCATCTGGAACTAATAATCCAGGTTCCCCTGGAACACAAAATACTGGTGGTGGTGGTGGTGGTTGTGCTGGTGGTGGAAGTGCTCCAAGTACAACTGTAAAAGGTGGTAGCGGAGGTTCAGGTATTGTAATAATTAGATTTCTTTCATTTTAAAGACTGAATAAAAAATAATTAAATAAAAAATAAAAAAGATTTTTATTTAATTACAAGTTACAAGACAAAATCAAAATGCAAGATTAATTTTTCTACTTTTTTTCATTTCTTTTTTACTTTTCATTTTTCTAATTATTGCCGCAAAGCTCCTCCGAAACGCGCATCCTGTCAGCTGCAGACCCCACACTCGAAATGTCGCTGTCCACATCCATTGGTACTCCCGAATAGTTGTAGCCCATCTTGTCAAACTCCTGGGTCTGGTCTGCAAGTTCCCGCAGTGAAAGAGGGGTTGTCGCGTCGTAACTAGCGTAAAAGTCGGGAGTCGGCTCATCCACCTCAAGCGGAACAGAAGAATTTTCGCGCAATGCCTCCTCGGCCACTAGAGTAGCAATTGCCCCGGCTTTCAAAAGCTGCGTCTCGTTTCTCAGCATTTGCAGCTCTTGCTCCATCTCGGTCATCTTGGCCGCCAGCTGATGCACATTCAAGTGCGTCGAAGGAATCTTGGGACAAGTCATTTTTCTCAACACAAAATACTTACCTGGTTGGTTGGGGATGTGCAGCGTAAACTGTCCGTCATTTTGAATCCCGTCGTAGACCCAGTCCGCGTAGTCACTGTAAACCCAGGACTTCAGGTGCACAAAGGCGCCGAAAGCCCACGCACAGTTGCCACCTTGGGACCAGTTTCCAGCGTCGAAGAAATCAACACGGTCGACAAGACCAATCCGCAAGTCCGCAAACAACCTGCGAATAGAATCCTCGTCCCAGTGCTTGGGAACATAGGGAATATAGAAAGACATGAAATCAGCGCTAGAAGAAGACATTCTCAGTTCTTAAAAACTCTCAACACGGGGAAAAGTACTACAATTGATATCACAAAAAAAGTATTTCAATTTTTTTTTCAAATACTTAAAATCATATTAACTAAAAAAAATACAAATCTACATAATGTTACTCACAAGTTCCCTTTTTTATTTCTTTGAGCAGCACTTACCATCCACCAAATGCCTTGCACTTCGAACACACCCGTGCTCCTGCATCCGTCGTCTCATCTTGTCCACATGAAGTCCATCTCCCCACACACGAATGTATGCCCTTCCCATCAAATTCCCCAAGAGTCGACCGACACCCCACATGACATCACTCCACTCATCCTTGAACTCATCCCAAGAATTGACCTCGACCAACTCAACCACCTCATCCCACAGGTCCAAGACCCTCTGCCTCAAGTCAAACTCCTTCTCACTGACACAACCACAGAACTCAGAGTCCATCTTTTCACTAAAAAGTACCAGACCAGAATTTCAAAAAAAGTACTTCAATTTTTTTACAACTTTTTGTTATATCAAAAAATTTTTAGTGACCTAATTTTTAAGCATTTCAAAAAAAAATTGAAATGCTTTTTAACCAAAAATCAGTGTTACATTTCCTCAGGAAAGCCAGTGTTTGAAAACAAAATGTCGTTCGTTGATCAGTCGCTCTCCCTCTTTATTCCCCGGGTTTTCCCCAACATTACGCAGGAGCGCATCAGCAGCATCTTTTATAATCTCGGCCTTGGCGATGTCAAGCGCGTCGACCGCGTCTTGAAGCAGGACGGCGATGGCAACGAGTACTACAGTGTCTATGTCCATTTTGAGTATTGGTATGAGACCAATGCAGTGGCCAATTTCCAGGAGCGCGTAACAAATCCTGGAAAGGAGGCCCGCATCGTATACGACGACCCCTGGTGGTGGATTGTGCTCGAGAACAAGGGCCAAAAGCGCGTCCCAGGCCAGCGCAAGCCGACCCTCGTCCTAGAGGAGCCCACAAAGAAGAGCGTGTCTTTTGCAGAAGTGCCTATGGACCCGACTGTTCAAGAGAACTGGGACCTCGTTGACGCCGCTTACGCCGAGTACTACGAGATTCAGTTGGAGCAGGAGCGCGCCAAGGTCGAGCACCTGGAATGCGCGCTATGGAATATGCAGCAACAGCTGATTCGGGAGCACCAGGCCAACGAGTACTTGAGCACTGAGAACCAAGCCCTCCAAGAGGAGCTGGCGCATACATTCAAGCCGCTGTCAGAGGACATCGAGGAAGGTCTAAAGTCGCTGGTTATCTAAAAAAATAAAAAATAAAAAACAAAAATAAAAACAAAACAAGCTTAGTTAGAATTTTACCCTTGTAATATTATAAAAACCTTTTTTATAAAAAAATTGACTTTTTTTATTGGAAGTAAATGATAAATTACCAAAAACCCGCTTTTACATCAAAAAGATGTTGCGAATTACTAAAAACTACTTTCTCCCAAAGGATGCACATTTAAACGACTTTGAAACGCATTTTGTATTGGTGACGGAACAAACAAAAAAACTTTGTGCAATGGCACAGCTTTACTCTTCAGTTTCAGAGTTATCTGGTCAATTAAAAGAAGAAGAAGTGATTAACAATTTTGGACCCATTGTTTCAAGAAACAATAGAAGTGCCAAAGTAAAACACACCAAATATACGACCATTGTTTCCACTACCATTATTACGCTCGCACAAAAAATCCTATCCCCACTGACGCGCCCGGTTGAGTTGCAAGGAATATCCCAAGATCTCATTGACTTTGTCAAGACTATTGCAGATGAATTCAAAGAACTGGCTTTCCCTGACTGGTTTTCGGACCCAGACAGAAAGAAACGAGTCCGACTCAACATTGTTTTCAAGGACACGCTCACTTCTAGTCGACTCTGGCGATGCATTCCATTTACAAAATTGAGCGCACTTTTGTGTTCAAATGACAACATTTCAAGTTTAATTAACGATATTTTCCACGCAGTATTTTCCAGATACAAGTCCGCAGTAGTCATAATTGCAAGCAAAAATGGATTAAACGAAATCAATTACAGCGGTGAAATAAAAGAACTTATATAAAAACAAAAAATGCATATAAATTCCACTTAATCATTCTTTTTTTTCATCCAACAACATAATCGCCATTGCTGAATAATTATGCAAATCAATCAAAGTATCACGCAATCCTTCATTATCCACCAATGCTACACCATTTTTTGATACTGAAGTTAACCTCTGAATCTTATCGCCCATACGAACAATAACACCCACCGGACCATAACTTGCAAACGCGTCCCCATAATCAGCATTTTTCTTCTTGAATAGTTCTAATCCCTCTTTTTGCACACACTCCATTTGTTGAACGCGGTCTGTCATTTACTTTTATTAACTAGCAACTTCTAAGTTTTTTATAAGATTAAGATTGTAAAGAACCAATTTAAAAGGCTTATAATAAATTAAAGTAACAATTCACGCACTATGCTTGAATATTGGCATACGATTTTCCCTCTGGTTGGTACATATTTTTATTTGAATTTCCCAAAAAGATGGGTCGAAAATTTCGCACCTTCAACAATCACCTATTTTGCAATTGTGCACAATGCATTGTTGCAAGTTTTCAGTATGTACATTGCCGCCACTCTAACCCACGCTCTTTTTAAAGAGGGTATTGTTCCAAGAACAAACTATTATTTCGACAAGGACTACATACAAACGGCAATCTTTTATTTTTATTTATCCAAGTATTATGAGTATATCGACACATTTATTTTGTACGCGAAACAAAAAACACCTATATTTTTGCAGACATTTCACCATACTGGTGCGGTAATAGTGTGGCACATCGGCTATATTTGCAGAACAGACGGCCTATTTTTCGTGTGTCTTTTGAATTCTTATGTTCATAGTTTTATGTATTTGTATTATTTGCTGACTCTTCTTAAAATAAATGTACACAAATATAGATTTTACATCACTTCGATGCAAATAGCGCAATTAACATTTGGTGCAATTGCGTTGCCATTATTTTATAATTGCGTGGAAACTCAACAAAACAAACGGGTAATTTGTATTTTTGATATTTATATTGTTTGCCTTCTCTTTTTATTTGGCAAATTTATGTTGGAGAACTATTTTAGCAAGGTAAAATCCAATTAGACGACCATTTTGCTAGACAACATTTAACTAGAGGAAGGGTTCGGGAAACCTTAGGTTTCCTGAGTTAGAGCCGTTTTCGACTCGCCAAATATCCCGCGGCCGATGTACCCACGCGACCATACGCAGTGTGAGGCTGGTAGATATAATTGTGATTGTAAGTATAACACAATGTATTATTGCAGTTATTCATCGGCACGGTGGTAACTGGAACATATGGATTCAATGTGCTCAAATTGGTTGCACGCATATAAGGACTAAATCGAACAGGCATATTTATAATATCAAAAGATATTATAAATTTTACAATTTAAAGAACTCCTTCATCAAAAACTTAATGTTTTCCGCACGCACTGCATCCGGGTTTCAACCCGGCAATGCGGTCAATCATAGGAGCCTTAAAAGCCATATTCATTAACCCGGTCTTTTGTCTTACTCCTTGATTTACTTGCGCATTATAACTTGCGGGAGAATAAAAAGCAGTGCGAGGCAAATTAGTATTTTGAATAACCATACTCATACGAGGCATTTAATATAATATACAAATAAAATAATTATTGTTTTATAATCACAATGCGTATTTGGCAAGATTGGCAAGCGTTGCTAAATAATTTGGGCCCGTTACTGCATTTAATATATAGCAAAACTCTATAATTTTTCCGTTTATTAGTGCACCACTTCCATTCGAGGTTTCTACATTATTATTGCCCGAACAATTACAAGGGAAATATGGAATCATTTGCGCATTGGTTACATTAACAATACTCGAGTCATTTACAAATTGGATTGTATAGATTGAACCATTAATAGCAATAATCTGCGCTTTCAACACAGGCGCCGAATTAGAAACGCGAGCATAAACAAACTGTCCAACGCTATAGTAAACACTACCGCTAAACATCAATGGGTCAAAATGTGCTCTATAAATAATTGCATCATCTCTTAATGTTCTTGAAATATCATCAGGACACCCACATCCGCTTACTATTGCCGTTTTAACCGTCTTTCCTCCATATACCGGCAAAGCAGGATTAAAAGGAATAGGTGCGCCAAAAGTAGGCGGAATGACACCACGGCGAATGGGCTTCTTCGCCTTAAGACGGTCCATATAACGATAATATGAATTGTGTTTTATGTCAACTCCTGCACCTCCAGGGGTGCACGCCCCGGGTCGGCAACGAGTTTGCGTGTGTTTGGTGCTGCTTCCGTGATAGAAACTGCCCTGCGAATTACCGCTATTTGTTTGGTAATGAGGAACGGCGCGGTCACTCATTTGATTCCAATTTACACCAATTCGTAAAGCAGCTGAAGGTTTTTGATACACATTTAAAGCCCCTAAATCGGAAGTGTAGAGAGAAGAAGGAACACGAACAGTATTTTGAATTATTTTTTGTGTTTGATATTGATATGCAGGGTCAGCGGTATTCAATTTAAAATTATTTCCTCGACACATCAACCCAACAGTAACATCATCAAAATTTTGAAAATTATTATTTTGAGTTTGGGCGGAACCAGACCCAGGATCACCAGGATAAACTAATGCCATTTATATTACGCCTATAATAAAATTGAAATGTAAAATACCGTGTTAAATCCTTCATTAAAACTCAACATTTGGAAATATGTCAACAACATCAGCCTCAAATTCTTGCGTTTATTGCGGGAAATGTTACACGAGAAAAACTTCGTGCGATAAGCACATACTATTATGCGAAGTCACATACAAATCAAAACGCCTCAAGATGTGTGAAGAAGAAGAAACAACAAATGTACCCTCTGTTCTACAGTTGTACAACATTATTCAGGAAATGGCGCTCAAACAACAAAAAATGGAGGAAAAAATGGAGGAAATGCAGAAATGGATTGACAAGAAGAAGAAGAAGCTCAATGTCCTTCATTGGTTGAATACGCAATTTGCGCCGACCTCGACCTTTGAAGTTCGAGCCAGATCGGTCGTGGTTATTCAAGAGGATATTAGCGTTCTTATCGAGCAAAACTTTTCGCAAACCGTTGCAAATATATTAAAGAGAAATTTGAATCCGCCAAAAGATGGGCTTATAAAAGAGCCTATTGCGTGTTTCTCCGAAAAGGTTTCTGTATTTTACATTTACAAGGAGCACATCGCAGAAAAAGAAGAAGACCAAAAAGGCGAAAACAAGTGGACCAAAATGACTCCAGACGAGTTTACCTATTTACTACGGGTCATTCATTCCAAGCTTCTCAATGCTCTTTGCACTTGGAGAGATTTGAATAACGACCGAATCAAATATAACGACAAGTTTGCAGAGTTGTACAACAAGACCGTCATTAAATTGATGGGTGCGGATTTTAATCAAGAAGCAACATTGAGTAAAATCCGGACACCCTTGTACACTTATTTGAAGGGCGACTTGAAAAATATGGTGGAATACGATTATGAGTTTTAATAAAACACAAAGCAAATTCTCAATATAAAATAATACAAAATTTTTTTATGAAAATATAGTGTTGTAATAATATAACATCGCAATGGATTTACAAAAAATCATCGAATATGTCCACAAAAAATATAAAAGACGCACGCTGGGAAAAAACGCCGATTATATTCCCGAATTAAAAAAAATAGACCCACAAGCATACGCGATTTCCATTTGTACTGTTGACGGGACTTTTTATAATGTTGGAGACACCAACGACGAATTTACCATTCAATCCGTCTCTAAAATATTTAGCTTGGCACTAGCTTTGAAGACGGTGGGAATTGCAGGGGTAAAAAAACTTATTGGTGCTGAACAAACCGCCGAAAAATTCAATTCGATTGGTGCAATAGAAGATTCTGAAAACCACACCATCAACTCTTTTGAAAACGGTGGTGCCATTGCCACCACAAGTATTATGTATGAGAAAAATAAAGCCAAATTCGAGAAAAAAATATTTGATAATATGAGCAAATTTGCTGGCCGAGAATTGCATTATTCTAGAAAGTTGTATCACAGTGAAATTGCGAATGCTGACCGTAATAGAGCGATTGCCTATTTATTGAAATCTTATGACCGATTTTACGGCAATGTGGAAGACACATTGGATGTTTACACCAAACAATGTGCTGCGCTTGTTACTTCCAAAGACATTGCATTAATGGCTGCCACATTGGCCAATGACGGAATAAATCCCAAAACGCATAAAAGAGTCGTTGAAAAAAAATACATTCCTTATATTTTAAAACACATGACAGAAAACGGAATGTATGAGTATTCCGAAACTTGGATGACTCAAGTTGGAATACACGCGAAAAGTGGTGTGGGTGGTGCGATTTTGATGGTGGTGCCAGGTGTAATGGGAATCGGAATTATTTCTCCGCCCTTGGATGAACACGGGAACAGTGCAAAGGGTATTTTAACGGCGAAAGAGTTATCTAAGCATTTGAGATTGGGTGCATATAGGAGTTAAAAGCTGCCTCTCAAATTTTTCTTTTCTGGATTATTGTTATTGTTAATAGTTCCGCCGCGCAAATATGGTCGGTTGCAGTATTTTTGCATTTTTTGTGGTGGTGGTGCAGAAGATACTACGATTGAAGGAAACTCGGAAATCTTTTTAGACACTATTCCAGTTGAATTAGTTACCTGTGGGCAAATCGTGGGCATTGATGAAGGGCAAGTCGGAACCCATGTCTTGGACTTCGTGTTTGCCACTTGCGGCACTTTCAGAGCCGGTTCTGATGAAACAGGTGCCAAGCGCGCCATAGCCGCAGACACAATAGTTGTATTTACGGTAGACGGACTCGAGATGTTTGTGGGATGAAACCGCTTCTTGTAAACCCGAGTGAAATTCGCCAAGTTCTCCAGAGAAGGCATCGTTGAGTTAAAAGTCAAATTCAAACTGGTCATAGTATAACTTTTTCTTGTTCCAACTGTTGTTGAGATTGACACAACTCCAATTGCCCAAAATAGAATAATGCAAATAACTTGGTTCATCATTTTAAATGTCGATACCTCTTTTCAGTGTACATTTATTTTTACCCTTTAATAAGTATTCAATTTTTTTTCAATCAGCAAAAAAATTGAGTAACAAAAAATTTAAAATTCCTGAAAAACATATTTAAACAACAGGAAATGATGGCTCCATAGCAATACCGCAGACACCTGGGTCATTTGCACTCTCACTTCGTTCAATCTTCACATAACCCTGGTCACCCCACGAATTGGACCAGCTATTCTTCACCAACCAATACTTGATGCCTGTTTCCTCGCCATATCCAACAATAAGAACTCCGTGGTCCAAAGTGGTTCCGCACGCAGTACCAGTAATCACACCACTTGAATACATTTGAAAAGCGCGAGTATCAGCTTCAATGGCAATGGAAACAGGACCATTCGACACGGCCTCCTTCAAGGCAACTTGATTGTTAGGAGGAACATCGGAGCACGAAGCCACAGAAACAACCCCCTTGCATCCGGTTTCACACGACCCGCCGCTCGCCGTATAAGGATACTCCGTCTCGGTGCACATATCGTAATCCATAGCATAGCTAAAAGCATTGTCCATAAATCCACCCTTGCACCCCAAGTTTCCATACTTCTTGGCGCAATCCACCAATTGCTGCTCAGACAAGCTCACAAGTTGACCCTGCGCAATTGACCAAGCCCCCTCCATCGCACCAGTCGCCGAAAAAGACCAGCAGCTACCACACTGGCCCTGGTCCTTCACAGGCGTCACAGCATTCTTGGTGCGCCAGTCAATGGACGCAGGAACGCTCTTTCCAGTGGGTAAAAATGGCTTGCATTTGGAACCGGCTCCAACATCCTCCTTTCCAAGTCCACCAATATATTGCGCTTGGAATTCGCTAGGGGTAAGGTCAGCAAATTGATTGATTCCGAGAGTGTAATTGTTACGAGAATCCGCGTTGTGTTCAAAAATAGTGCGTAAATTATCACGGAAGACTTGGAAACGGTGTTCGAGGTCTTCTAAAGATTCATATTTTTTGTGGAATCTTTCCAAGAACTGCTCGAATTTGGACCATTCGCTTGTGGCCGAAGTGGCGACCACGAAAAAAGAAGAAATACAGAGAAGCGTAGACAAGAACTGCATTGTATTATAGTATAATATGCGACTATTTTTTAAGTCTTTATCTTCGTCTATTTGGTTTTCCGCAGCATGCAGTTGCAAGAATTGCCAAAAATGTCACAAGGAGGACAAACCCGAAAAATGAACCTTTTCGTGTTTCGCAATGCATACTGTAATATTTCTTCATCTCAAGGTCAAAATTTTTGTCGCGGATGTCAAAGTAAACCCCGCTATTGCGATAGGTCAATGGAAAATTCTCTCGATTATAAATAGTTGTAAAATATTCTAGAGAGAATCTATTTTTGGCCTCAAGAGATAATGGTTCTTGGGGCCAAGTGCCATTTACTGCAATGCGTTCATTCATAAATGGACACATTTGAAGATTGTATAAATAATTGTTGCTATAAATGTAGTCCTTGCTAAAGAGAGAAAGTTTGTCAGAACTCAAAATGTTTGCGACATTGCTCGCCTGATTTAGAGCTTGAAGCTGAGCCCTGTAAGCCCGTCTCCTTCTGCGGCAAGTGGCACGACATCTGCCATCGGCAACAATAATAAATGCAAGAAATAGGATGACGAAAAGTTGCATAGTTGCAAGTTGTGAGCTGGTTTTGAAAATTCGAAACTTGTCCTCGCGCTCCTCAATTTTTTTTGAAAAGCTTAAATATATTATAAAACAGCTTAAAGACCTCTAAGTTATTCGAATAGAGCATTTATTCCCATTTTTATGGTGAGGGGTTAATAACAAGAAAGCAGCTTCGACTGTTTAAATGCTAAGGAAATAAGAATTAAAATCTCTGTTAAAATATTCTCAGTAAGGGAAGAAAGGCATCGCTTTTTACCCAAAAGTATTTTGGGTTTTCATTTTTGGACATTTTTTTTGTCCATTTTTCAAAAGGGGATATACTTTTGTGCAAAAAGTGAGGGAAAATCGCCCTCAGACCATAATGGTCTAAAATCCATTTTTCGATGAAAAAAAGCGTGAGCATAATTTTTTGCATTTTCTCGGAAACCCGCTTAAAAACTTTTTCCCATTCTTTAGAAATGCTAACAAATGCTAATTTTTTGGTAGCCAAAAGTAGCCCAAAATTCTATTGTGAAAAGTGTGACTATAAATGCTCAAAGAAATCAAATTTTGACAAACACTGTGAGAGCAAGAGGCACAAAATGCTAATAAATGCTAACAATTGCTACAAAAGTAGCTCTGAACAATTGTCAGACCATTTTAGCTGTGTTTGTGGCAAATTTTATTCACAAAAACCGAGTTTGTCTCGCCACAGGAAAACATGCAGTATGGTCAACAAAACATCGAATATGAATGACACGGAATTGGTGAAATATCTTTTTACCGAGTTCAAAGAAGTCATATTAGAACAGAGCAGTAAAATGTTGGAACTCGCATCTATTCCCAAGACAAATAATACAAATACAAACACAAACTGCCATAATACAAATAACAATCAATTCAATTTACAATTCTTCTTGAATGAGAAGTGCAAAAATGCTATGAATATGAGCGATTTCATTGACTCTATTCAAATTGAGAATGACGACTTTGAAAATATAGGCAAGCTCGGTTATGTCCAAGGCATCTCCAACATATTCATCAAAAACTTAAAAGACCTCGATGAAACGGTAAGACCAATGCATTGCAATGATTTGAAACGCGAAGTTCTTTATATCAAAGAAAACGATGTGTGGGATAAAGACGAAAATAAAAAGCAAGTTAGACACGCAATAGCAATGATTGCCCACAAGAACTTCAAATATATTCCTGTTTGGACAGACGAAAATCCCCAGGCTTTGGATTGCACTACCAAGAAAAACGACCAATATATGCGAATAGCCAATCAAGTCGCAACAGCAATAACACCCGACGATGATGCAGGGATTAATAAAATTATTCGAAATGTTAGCCAAAATGTAATTATCGATAAAACAAAATAATCATCTATAAAACAAAAATAATCATCTATAAAACAAAAATAATCATAAATATTTCAATAAAAAAATATATTTATGATTTCATTATGCTCTAAGCGAAATATGTCGCTAAAAATTCCGCAGGTGTCATAATAGGTATTCCGAGTTTCCTCGCCTCCGCAGCCTTCCCCGTGTCTTCGTCCTTCGACTTTGCTATAACAACCACCGTATTTTTCGATACAGAAGAACCCAAATTTGCCCCTACAGTCTTCAAGGCGTCTTTCACCGCCTCATCGCGAATTCCAGTCATTACAACGGATTTCTTATAAAGCGGATGCGTGGTGTCAACAACGACGGCTGCCGCCTCCGTAGCCTGACCTAATTTGCTCTCAAGTCCTGCTTCCTGAATAAAGGCCAAAAACGCGGGGATTTTTTCGACGAAGGCCTCGGCGGATTTTTTGGCCATACCCTTGATTGCTGCAACCTTCTTAATCTTTTCTGCAGGAGATTCGGGCGACACCAAAATATCTGGGTAAGCTTCCAAAATGGGGCCAATCTTTCTCTCCCCAAGTCCGCGTCCAAATATATTCGAGTCGGCCATTAATACAATGAGTGGTGCCTTGTCCACTCCTGTGCGAATGCCTTCATAAATCTTGGTCGCCAACTTTTCCTTGAACCCTTCCACTTTCAAGAAGTCGGCCTTGGTCATATGAATAATCTTCGGCACTGAATCGAATCCGGCAGCAACAATGCGTGCAATATTTCCACTACTCAAGCCGTCGACACCAATGCCTTTGAAGAATCCAGTAATATTCTTTTCCAATACGGTTACATTTGATCCCGCGTCTTCCAACATAATATCAATATTGGTGTCGTTCCACTTATAAGGGACATCGGGCATCTTCGCTTCAGGAGCTGGCAATGTGACGCCGCGAATATGAGGAATGACATCTCCGCTTCGAATAATCTGAATAAGAGCGCCAATACCAATCTTGTTGTCGCGGATAAATGCGGCATTGAACCCGGTTGCATATTCAATGGTCACACCGCCCAACTTGACCGGTTCAATTTGTACGCGAGGCTTCAAATAACCGTCCTTGGATGGCGTCCAAATCACATTCACAACCTTGGCCTCGGCCATTTGGTCTGACAATACCATCTTGAATGCGAAGGCGTGATCAGGGTTGCCCGATTTTCTGGGATACACGCGGTCATCGCTAACAATAACGCCGTCAATCTCGTAAATATAGGATTTGCGCCACTCCACAAGAAGCTCAGACAACATTTCATTGGTTACATCGGTAACAGTGCGGTTTTGCACAGTTTCAAATCCATCCGAAATCAGTTTGGCCATTTGTGCCGAAGGCTTCAACTCGGGTTTCACAACTTCGTAGCAGACAAAATGCAAATCGTTGGCTTTTTCATCGATGGTTTGACGGTTCACAATACCTGCGACCAAATTGCGAATATTGGCAAACTTGGATGCATATTTCTCTTCGAATACCGTTTTTGGCATAATAAATTCGCCGCGGACAACCAAACCTTTGGTCTTGGGCAGTCTCAAAAAGGGAATCAAATGGCTGACATCTTGGCCGACCTTTCCATTACCACGGGTATACAATTTTGCCGTTTTACCTTCCGTGGAATATAGACCACTGACTCCGTCCAGCTTACACGATAATACATAAGGTCCGTGATATTTCTGCTTCCAAGAGTTCAAAATCCCAGTGTCGGGCTTGATTTTGTCCATAGAAGCCATTTCGTATGGTAATTCCACCTTGTTCTTCTCAATTGGTGTGCCCACTTGTTTGAAAATTGAGTTCTGCGGATATTTCTTTTCCATATATTCCTTGACGATGTCGTATTGCATATCACTCATCAGAGGCTCCTTGTTATAATGGAATGCCTTGTCGCACTCAGTAACAATCGCCGCCAATTGGTCTTCCGATAAATGCTCCAATACTTGTATTCCCATCTTTTGAAACGCCGCAATAAGTTGCAACACCTCTTCTGGTGTGCTCGATTTCTTAGCCACTTCGACGAATTCACCGGCTTCTTCAGCAATCGCCAGTTTTACTGCCTTCTTCGCCTTTTCTCCCTTGACTTTTTCCGCAGCATTTGGGGTGCGGGGTTTTCTCGGCTTCTTTTCTTTTTTAACATCGTGAACCTCGGGTGCGGCAGCAGCAGCAGGAACTTCATGTAAAACAGGAACCACTTCCGGTATAGCCGGAACAATACTCTCTAATGCTTCAACGGCTTCTTCAGCAATCTTCAACTTCTGTTTTACAGACTTGGGCTTCTTAGGTTTTTTGACCACTTTTTCTAACGCAGTATCGACAGCCTTTTCGACCTTTTCAAGAGGCGCAGCAAAAGCAGAAGCAGATAACGCTGTTTCCACCAGGTTTCCCAGCTTGGTTGCCAATGTCGGAGGCTTTACAACGGCTGAACGACCATCCACTCTCTCTTGCGGCGTTTTGTATTCAAGTCCCAAGAAGTCGAAAATGTCCTTCTCATCCTTGAAAATGTGTGCAACTTTCTCCCCCTTCTTGGATTTTTCACCCTTGGTCTTCGGCTCCATCTTCGACATCTCGTGTTCATTCAGAGTGTATCCGAGTTCCAACGCCCTGGCACGCATAACAGTGTTGAAATTCTTGCTTCCTGTGAAATATAAAACGGCGAATGGGTACTCTTCCGGGCTCGCATACAAGAAATCGACGCGACGAGCATAAGGTTCATCGGGCAACCTGGTTATAACCAGGCATTTTGTGGGTCCGCGAGCCAAGACTTCAACAATGATTTTCTGTCCAATCAACATATCGACAAATGCTTTGAAAACATTCTTGTCGCTGGAAGTAATAATCATATCAATGTCTCCGGAATCGGCCGCGCCGCGACGGTAGCTGCCAACGATTTCGAAACGCGATGCAGCAGCAGCCGCGGGGAATGCAGTCAAAACCTTTTGGAAATCCGCCGAGAAGATTTGGTCATATTTGGTAATCTCTGCGCGAGGGATGCGGCGCATAATATCTGCGTGGTACTTGAGACCGACCTTCTGAGTGTCGTTCAACAACTCGTCTTGTCTCTCTCGCAACTGGTCCAAGGTTTTGACGCCCTTGTCGACCAATTCTTTGGCTTTTACTGCACCGATGCCATAGACTTCGGCCAACAAATTAATAGGATTCTCTTTCTCTCTTTCCAAAAGACGCAGTTTACCAGTGGTAACATATTCATTTAGTTTCTCCATAATGGTTTCGCCGATGCCAGGCATACCTTTGAGCTGCGATGGACTTGTAATGTCTCCTTGATAAGACATAATAGTTTCTTGAGCCTTCTTATAAGCGCGGGATTTGAAACGGTTTTGCATTCGTTCGTTGGCAGTTTCACCTTGGTTGGCTACGACGGCAGCCAATTTGTCCATTAAATCAATAAATTTTTCATTTAACCGACCAGTAGGTAATTCCATTTCTACTAATTTCTGTGTGGGTGTTTTTAAACCGATTTCGGCGGGTTCAATTTTTTTTAATTCTAGTTGTGGTGTATTTGTTTGAATTACTTCTGTTATGGTAGTAGCTAATGCAGCAGGAGCAGGAGCAGGAGCAGGTTCTTCTTCGACAATAACAAGTCGAGGTTTTTTCTTTTTTGTAGTAGGTTTTTTGGCAGTTTCCATACCACCTCTATATTTTGTCCCACCTCTTTTTAAATGCTTATTTCTATTGAATGAGCGTTTTTGGGGGAATTTTTTATATTTCTTTAATGTTTGCTTCATATATACTTTTAAGATTTTTATATTTTATTTGAGTCGAAAAAGTCTATTTAGATTTGCTCCTTGATTGGGTGCGGTAGAAATGCGAACATTGGGGTTGGGAAACATAAGTTTGGTTGATTTTATTTGACTCAATCTTTGCTGTTCTTGTTGTCTACGAATAAGGTCTAAAACAACCAGCTGCTGATATTGTTTCTTTGTTAAAGGTTGTTGAGGGGGTTGTTCTTCGTAGTATTCTTGTTGTTGTTGTTGTTGTTGTTGAAATGGTCGATGTTGTTGTATTTGTTGAGGATGTCTTTGAGGTAAATATCTTTGAGGTTGTTGTGCCATTTGTTGCTGTTGTTTCTCTAGGTTCTGTTGGTGTTGCATTTCTTGCAATTTTTGACTCTGCATTTGCAATTTTCCGTCAGGTCCAACGCGCATACTCATAGAGTTGAGGATATCATCATAAGAAATTTGCTTTTTCTTGATTATGGGTTTTGGAGGGGCTTTTTGAGTATACATAGAAGCATCCATAGGAGCATTTATGCGATTAGATGCATTATTTGTGGGTGGTACGGGTTTTTGACGATTAATAGTTTGAAATTTGCCGACATTTGGGTTGTTATATTTAATACTTTCTTCTTGAGGTCCAGGAGTAAAATTAGAATTATTGTCAAATGTACCGACATCTTCAACATCATCGTCATTTTCACCTTCATATTCGAATGTAACTCTTCTTTTGTTTGAGTCAATTTCGGAAAAATTAAGTTCCATAATAAACTAACAATTATTTTAATTTATGAGTCAGAGCGAATACTTTTACTAAATCACTAATATTGAGGTTTAATAATTTTCAAACTGAAAAATTAAAGACAATATTATTGAGGAGGGGTTCTTTGCGAAGCTATAGAACCTAAGGTTCCCTGAAAAATAAAAATATATTTTTAATATAAATATAATGCTGGGCCAACAAGGTTATATTAAAAATATGGGTTCAACACAAACATTTATAAAGATGCCCAATGAAAAAGAACGATTTAATGACATTCATTGGGAAGCGGATTATGACGGAAATCAAGCGAATATACATTTAAATATAGACGACAATGGGAATAATGCGGAGCTAAGAGCGAATTTAGATAACAATGATTTGGCTAGGTTATTGAATATTCCATCGGTAAGAGGCGATTTGGATGAGCGGTTAACCAGAGACTTTCCACTTTTGCAAAAAGTGGAGCAAAACCAAAATCCTGTAATAATATTGAGAGAACCATTGCATCCCAAATTGAAGTACCAACCTTTTCTGAGACCTCAGAAAAAGACGCGTCGCGCTAAATATAATAAATTGGCAAAGGTACTTAAAGACGCACGCGTCGACCGTAAAGACGCCTCGCCAAGACTCGTCGGCAAAACGGCCGCGTTGCAGTACCGAACTCCCTTACCTAAAACGATGCGAATTCATTTGACATCGGATTCAAAAGGTGGGAGAAGACTCCAGAGAAGCAACAGGAAACGCAGTCAAAATAGTAGGCTCGGCAGTAGGCGAACTAGAAGGTGAAGACCTCGTTTTTTTAGACACCTGTTCTAAAATCATCTTCTCATTGTCCGAGAGACTTCTCTCGCGCTTGAACTTGTTATACTTGATTGCTCTATCCTTGCCCATTGTTGTCTGGTAATATTTCGAAGCATAAATCAAATTGCAAACAATATCGTCCTCATATATGCACTCGATGTGAAAAGTCTTCAACCTCTTTATTAACTTCAAAAAAGCTGCACAATTGAATATTTGTTCATCATCGAAATTTATTACCATTATGCAGTGGTTTCTTGGTATTTTGCATCCGCCATCCATCTCGTATAAATAATAATAGTGATTGCACTCGAAGTCCAACGCACTATCTGCGATTTGTTTTTTCACTTCCGAGATGTTAGTGTGACGCAAAATGTCAATCGAAACCTCAATATTGTACCCCATTTTATATTAGCTAAACATTTTCTTCGATTCGAAAAAAATGATTAGTAAACACTGGCTTTTACGCATTTTATAGATGAGAAAATAATTCAGGAAACCAATGGTTTCCCGAACCCTTCCTTTTATACCCTTCCTTTTTACACCTTTTTTTGCTTTTGAAACTATCAAAACAAATATATAGTATTATATAGTATACTATGTCATCTTTTAGACAATATGGAGGATTAAACAGAGCGGCGACGAATAATATTGTGAGAAACCATTATTCGAATAGTGATAACCCGACAATTTCCAATTTTTTGGGTCTTTACAATTCCAAAATTGTTTCAGAAAGTCACTTGGATTTATCCGGAAATTCCATTTTAAATATAAATGGTATCTATTTTGACAATGGAACCACTATTATAGATGGTTCTTTTAATGGCGATTTAACTGTAAATGGCAATTTGGAAGTGACAAAAAATACCAAATTAGATGGGTCTCTCAATGTATTTGGTGACGCAACTTTTAATTCAACTGTTATTATAGATGGTAGTTTGAATGTTGCCGGAACTACAACATCATTATATTTTGTCTCTGGTTCAGACTATCGAATTAAAACAGATGTAAAACCTATAGATGCAGCTTTTGTAATCGACCAGTTAAATCCTGTCACTTATATAAATAAAATATCAGGAAAACAAGATACTGGATTTATAGCCCACGAAGTGCAAGAAATCTTCCCGCATTTAGTAACCGGGATTAAAGATGGAGAAGAAACACAGACCTTAAATTACCAAGGACTAATAGCTATTTTAACGAAAGAAATCCAAGAATTGAAGAAACGGGTTGAAATTTTGGAAACAAAATGAAATTTAATTATCGAAGTAAATAGTAATGTCAACATCTAATCCTAATGTATTGCCAATTGGAACAATAATGGCATTTGCTGGACCAAATACTACTATAGCAAATTTTTTATTATGCGACGGCTCTCCGGTATCAACTTCAGAGTATCAAAACTTGTTTAGTGTAATAAATTACACTTATGGCGGAGGAGGTAATACTTTCAATTTGCCAGATTTGCGGAATAGAAGACCATGGATGGATGGAACTCTTGGACAAACGGGGGGTCAAAATGCAATTACTTTAACAGAAAATCAAATACCACAACATACGCACAATATTACTTCTTTTAATAGTACGCACAGTCATCCATTAATTAATACCAATGTTGTAACAGGTATAACAGGTGGAGCAGGAGGCGGAGTTAACGAGTTTGATATCATTAGTGTAAATGATACTTCCACTTTTAATGTTCCATCTGATACATACACAGGTTCTACAAGTACAAGCCTTGTAGGAACGACAGGTAATAATTCAACAAATCAAGATTCTGTAAATCTTCAAAACCCATTTTTAAAAATGTATTATTATATTCGATATTAGTAAATTGATAATTATGTTATGTTATAGTAATGTCAAGTAGCATTCCAGTAATTTCAACAGGAAGCATTTTATTATATTCGGGTTCTACTTCTCCAAATGAATATTATTTATTATGTGATGGAAGAGAATTATCAATATATTCATATCCAACTCTTTTTAGCGTAATAAATACTACTTATGGGGGGAGTGACATTAGTTTCAATTTGCCAGATTTAAGCGTATGTTTTCCAATAATGAGTGCAAATGAACCATTAAATTCTAAGGGAGGTTCACAAAACGCGACTATAAATGCTTTACCTTCGCACACACATAATATATCAAATAATAGTTACACTTTGTCTGACCACGAACATAATATTCAATCATCATTTGAAGGTCAATCAAACTATTTAAGTACAACAAATACAAGTCCCAATCAAAATGGTGGAGATCCTCCACCGTGGGAAAGAACAAATAATGCAAATTATAATGCACAAACGGTAACATTAACAGATGCAAATTTGAACACTGGGAGTACATTTGGAAACAATAATTCATCTCAAGATTCAATACCAACGCAAAACTCTTATTTAACTTTGAACTATATTATTAAAGTATTGCCGTGATTATTTCCCAAAACTAAACCATCCAGTAATAATATATTTATCGGAAGATATGGGCATATTTCCTTTATGCAAATAAGTCCATGTTGCAGGAAATAGTATCAATTTTCCCTTTTTAGGAATAACTTTTCCATTAAGAAAAAATGTTTCTCCACCTTCAATAACATCATTCAAGTACCATATAAATGTAATTACTCTGTATGATGAAGAATTATTAATTTTAAAATCATGATGCCAAGTATAAAATCCTTCATTTTTTTTGTATCGTTGCATTTGATAACCCAAATCTTTTATTGTTGAATCGAACCAGTAGTAATTATAAACATCAATTAATTTTTTCAGATATAATTGCAATCCTATATTTAATTGTTTAAATAATAATGCGTCAATATCCAACCATTCTGGAAAAGTGGATATAAATAAATCATGTGTCAATTTTACAGATTTTTGAAGTCCGCCACCAGTAACACCTTCACGCAATCTAGTATCTTTATCAAACCGCACAATAATATCATCACATATTTCTGAAGATAAATTATTGTCCATTTCAAAAATAAATGAGTCATTTATTTTTTCTTGTAAAGATGATTCAAATTGTTTTATGCAAATTTTATTTACAATATTGGATAAAACTTCTTGTATTTCATTCATATTATCTAATTTATTATTTTTTATAAATAGAAATAAAGTAAAAATATAAAATATACGAAATTATTAATAGAATGTCCAATTATTTAATAGAATATGATTCAAGTTTGGTACCAATAGAGCAAATTTTTGAGCCTCTCAGGAATGAAACGCCTGCCAGTTTAACACATTATCGCGATAATAATGATAATGATATTAATACTTTATTTGCTCCTTATACAGATGAACCAGCTGCAATACAAACTAATTATTACACATATCAAAGCTCTGTTAAAAAAGACTTGAATGAAGTATTCCAAGCTATGGTTGTTTTTCCGGTGGGACATATAATGATTTGGCCCTCTTCAACGCCGCCAATAAATTATTTATTGGCGGATGGAACTTCTTATGATGTAACCTCTTACCCCGAATTGTATAATGTAATTGGAATAACTTATGGAGGAGTTGTAGGGTCTACTTTCAATGTTCCAAATATGACTCAACAAGCAATGCCTTATTATGATACAAATAATACTCTAAGTTATGGTGATTCTAGCGGAGTCACTGTTGTTTCTTTATATGAAAATCAATTGCCTCTACACACTCACACAACAACTGACAATGATGCAATAATAGCCGGTCATACCCATTTTGCATATCCAGCTAATGCAAGTTTTGTGTATGCAGCTACTAGTAATGTTAATAATAATGGCACTGGAACTAACATTAATTATGTTGTAAATATAAGCAACAATCAACCTTTACCAAGTCAAACGGGAACAAACACAGATACTATTGTTACATTTAATGCTAATCAAACTGGTGGAACCACAAATAATTCGCCAGGTAGTTTTAATATTCAAAATCCGTATATTGTTATTAATTATGTTATAAAATATAAATAAAATATAAATAAAAAATTGAATATAAATAACTTCTTTAAATTAAAAACAAGTTATTTATTAATGCAAGCAATGAAATCGCAATCCGTATTACAACCTATTCTCTCGTCAAGACACGGGCATACAAGGGACAAGAATCTCGTTTTCGATGAACCCTCTCACAAATACACCATTACGACGGATCCCAATTCCAAGTACACCAGTGTGACAACATGGAATCACAGCCATTTTCCGCACTTTGATGCAGACAAAATCATCAAAAAAATGATGAAAGGCAAGAACTGGAACCCCGAAAACAAATATTGGGGTTTAACAGCCGACCAAATCAAGCAGCAATGGGCGGACAATGGTTCTGCAGTCAGCGGCGCCGGAACTGATATGCATTTCGACATTGAATGTTTTATGAACCAAGACTTGGTCGATGAGGATGACCAACCACATCCTTATAATCACGAAGACCTCCTAGAAATATATAACGACGAGCAAGCGCAAGGCATCCCACCCCCAAACTTGTCAGAAGAATGGCAATACTTCCTTCAATTCGCCAAGGCATTCCCTCATTTGAAACCGTACAGAACGGAATGGATGGTTTACCACGAGGATTTGAAGCTCGCCGGGTCCATAGATATGGTATACGAAAACCCAGATGGAACCTTGGCCATTTATGATTGGAAACGAGCAAAGGAAATATCGAAGGTGAATGGATTTAAAGAATCTGCAACCACAGAATGCATTAATCATTTGCCAAACACGAATTTCTGGCACTATTCTCTCCAACTCAATACTTACAAAGCGATTCTGGAAGAGAAATATGGGAAGAAAATCACCGACTTGTACTTAGTCCGGTTGCATCCAAATAATCCGAAAAAGACTTACGACTTGATTAAGTGCGCGGATTTATCTAACGAAATCCACGATTTATTCGAACATCGCAGACAAGAAGTGCAATTGAATAAAAGATAAATTAATAAGGAAAACATTTAAATAGAAAATGACAATATAAATTATTATAACTAAAATGACAGTACTAAGTATTCCCAATATTCTTATTTTATCATTTTTATTATATTTATTTATTTCCGGGGAAAGGAGTTGTATGACACTGCTTGTAATCCAACAACTTAAACGAGGACTTTTAAAGGGATTTGGCGAAGATGAAGATGTTGAAGAAGAAAAACAACAAGAACCAAAGGAAGAGAAAAAGGTGCAAATAAAATTCGAAGATAGGTATTTGGAAAAGCTGAATACGGTTGAGGAAAAGGAATTAACACCAGAAAAGCTGGACAGTTTATCAAACAGCTTTGTTATGGAGCAAACACCGCAGGGAAATGTAGTAATGTTTTGGGACAATAAGCGCGACACATTTTCTTATTATGCGGACCATTTGATTCCTTATCGCTATTTAGAGGTCGTTGGAAGGAAGTATGTGTTGTCGAATGATTGCAGAAAGTTGTTTATAAATATGTCGGAGGAAATCAAGGCGGCTGAAAAAAAGTTGGAAGAGAAGAAGAAGAAAAAGGAGGAGGAAGAAAAGAAGAAACAAGAGGAATCGGCTGCTTCTAAAACGACAACGGTAGCAGTAGAACAACCCAAGAAGAATGTCTTTGCGAAGCTGAAGAGTTATAATAGGGACAATAGTATAAAATCAGCGACGGTTGCATTAGACTCAAAGAAATCACAACCAAGTATTCCCAAGAATTCCGCAGTAAATACAAAACAAGACGAGAATATGATATTGAAGGAACGAGCAAATCGGTATTCTTACCAAGGAAAAATGGTGAATTTTTCTTTTTTAAAGAAGGTTGACCGTAAGGTGGTGGATAAGACCTATGCACTAAGTTTTGCTGAATTTAAGAAGATGAAGATGGAACAAAATAAAAGCTAGTGTTATTATAATAATGATGGCAACAAAAAAAAGAAATAAAAAAGGAGGTAAAGTGTCGTTAGGCAGTGCAACAGCAGAAGGTTTTGTTCAACCGGTTGCACAAAATTTGACTGCGTTGCAAGATACGGCAAGAGAAAAGTTGGCTGCATCACAAGAACAGGCTGGAAAGCAGTTTTCTGGATTGCAAGAACAGGCTGGAAAGCAATTTTCTGGATTGCAAGAACAAGTTAAGAGCTTTATTCCAGAAATGTCTGTTAATGGCGTTTTAAAAAAGGCATTTGGATTGAATGACGAACAATTGTCAGCACTAGGAAAAGCTGACCCATCCATACTTCAACGCGCATTTTGGGAGTCTTTGAATGAAAAAAAATGGGCTCTTGTTACTTCAGCATTAGGATTTATACCATTTATTGGTCAAGATTTTTTAGCAGCAAAATCTGTTTACAAGGAAGCTACAGAAGTATTAAGTGACAGCACAAAGAAAATTCAAGCTTTCTTACCTAAAACTTCTGTAAGTGAAAGTGTAGGTATAGAAATGCAAGACTTAAATCCAACAACAGCAGTAACAGCAGGAGGCGCTCGTGCAAGAAACTCGAATGCAATTCTAAGGCGAATAGAAAAATCTAAAAAGGCATTTCACAATACGAATAAAAGCAACGCTACCTTTGGTAAAGGCAATGCAACTGGTAAAAGCAAGAAACCGAGTAAAACGAGAAAGCAAAAGAGAATGAGAAGGGTGTCAAAATAGACTAATTCTTTTTCTTTTTCCATTCACTATAACCAGTGCTGCGCAAAATATCGAAAGATGTACCCAAATGGTCTTTGGCAATCAAGTAAGCGCGTTGTTGTATTGTTTCGAGTTGCGATAAGTACTCATAAATACATTGTTGAGTTTCCTCGGGATAGGTGCCAATCTTTTCAGGCACGGGAACAGGTAAAGAAGACCAATCGATGGATGACATAGTGTTTAATACTATTGAATAACAACAATATTATTAAATCAATTTTTTAGTTAATGATAATAATTGCAATACAACTCACTATAGAATAGTGTAAAAGGTTTGGAATAGAAAAAAAATTGAAGAACTTAAAGTGATAAAAAAGAAATTATCATCAATAGGAAGAATGATAGCAGAAGCTAACACACCCATTTACAATGACGCAAATAGAGAGTCAAACTATTTGCGCAACAATTGCGCTGATTCTTATTCTAATATTATCAAAAATGATGATTCTGAACGAATTGATGAATGTGAGACCATTCAGGGTCGAATTTTGGCCGAGGATTCTGATGAAAACCGTGTTTCTATAAATGCGAACATTTATCGTTACAAGTTTACGCAAGACTTTATGGACGAGCTACACAAGTTTTCAAAGATTCACCAGTACGATGACCGAAAGGCCTTCAAAGAGGCGTGGGAGTCGTGGGTCGCAGAAAACGATGAACTTGTTCAAGACGAGATGGAAAGGCTAGAGAACCTGAAATATGATGGCGACATTTTAGACAAGATGTTCAAGAGTGCACGCTACTATTTCAGGAAGAAGGGGACTGCGAAATCAGAGCCGAAGAGCAGACGCCAGTACTTGAGCGTGCAAAAGGAGATGCTTGACGCGATGGATGAGCACATTTTAAAGAAGAAGAGAGAGCCGGATTACAAGCCATCAGATGGGTTCTCCGATTTCTGCAACACTCACTTGGATTTGTTGAAGGAGGAAGTTGTAAGACTGGTGGTGGAACATCAGATAAACGATGTAAATGTAATCAAGGACAAGGTTAAGAAGACATACAAGAATAGGTATTTCATTTTGAGAGAACGCGGTGGTGTAAAAACCGTGGAAATAACGAACTAGTTAAAGCTTCGTTTTAAGTTTTAAAAAAAGCTAGTGAAATATAGTAGATTACAGATGATGCATGTAAATTGCAAAAACGATGAATTATATTTTGAAAATCAGAAACAATCCAAAAAAATAGAGAAAACCGGAAAAAATAGGAAAAACGCAGTAAAAAGGTCGAATCTTCTCTCAAGAAATGAAATACAAATAAGTGAAATAATAACCAAAATTCCTCGTTTTTTTCTTAATTTTGGTCCGATTTTACAATATCGAGACTTTAAATTAGCGGAAATAGATGATGAACGGTTCGAAAAGTGTAAAGTAATGGATAACGAGTATTTTCTTTTTTGCTACGAAAATCGAGAGAAAATGCGAGATTTTTGGAGTTTTTTTGATAAATCTGCAACAAAGAAGCAAAAGATACTCAGAATAATCCAATCTTTCAAAAACTTATTGCAAATAATCAATAAGATGAATGAGAGAAAGCTTGTGCATATGAATCTAGTTCCAAGCAACATCCTTTTTAAAGAGGATGAGACACCTTACTTGATAAATTTTGACCAGACTTTACTTTTGGAAAAAGACCCAGAAGAGAGAAAAAGTAATGAAGAAATGGAAAATCTCCTCTTTTCCGAATATAACCCACGAAAAATCCATTTACCTATTGAAGCGCATCTGCTTTGTTATATGAACTCAAAAAACCTCGTTAGCTTATCTGCAGCCAATATCGAAACAGTAGTAAATGACTGGGTTACCACGGTTTCTTTAAGCCCTTTGGGAAAATATATAACAGAAGAACTTAAAGACCCAGCCTCGGTTTTCTCTCGAAGAGGTCTAATCAACAAACCAAAATATTGGATAAAACAACAAGTTCTTTCTTCTGCAGGAACATGGAACAACTATAGTTTGTCGATGATATTTTTGGTTCTTCTCTCTTCTCTCGACGATGAAATTAAAAGTCATACATTTGCAAATGGTTTCATTTCCATCCTCTTAAATAATATTTCTGGAGTTGTAGTAAAGAGAGAAACTACAGAAAAAATAATGGAAGTATTTGATGATTTGATTTATTCTATTTCTAACGAAGAATGGAATAAACTTTTCTCTCAAATTTGAAAATTGAAAATTTAAAATTCAATTTAGTGCTTTTTGTGGTGCTTTCTGGTCTTCTTGCCGTGCTTGTGGTGTTTCTTCGACTTGCGGTGGTGCTTTCTAGACTTCTTGGAACCCATTTCCATAAAGGAGGGAGTGGGTGCACCGGGGGCCTTGTACATCTTCTTAGCATCAACCATTGCTTGCTTGAACTTGTAAGACGAGTTCTTCGATTTTCCGTCGCGGTAAACGCGTTGCACTAATTGCATCCAGGATTCAGCCATTTTATATATTGTGTAAAGAAAAAGATTTACTTGTAAAAAAAGAACGCGAGACGAATTTCAAAAATAACAACAAAAATAAAATTGATTTACTTAAATACAAGATTTATAATTCAACAAATGGGTAACTGTCCACAATTTTCAAAAATGTCAACTCATACTTCTTTAAATATGAAATCACCAATAACATTTACTCGTTATTTATACTTAAAGGACGAAGTGGAACTGTCGTTGTTGGTTTCTCTCCTTAACAAAAAGGATAGCGCCATTTATTGGGCATTTGAATTGTATTACTCGGGTTTCGAAGAAGAATTGTTTCAACACTTGTGGAAAATTTATTACGACTTTTATTATACTTTGAATCCTAGCTTCCAGGAATATTTCGTCAAAAAATACAAAGAATGGGTAAATGGTACTAAAGACAAAGAGCGCATCGTCGCTCTTATTGTCGGCGATTTGTTGATTCGACCGCACAATCTCGATGTGTTTATGCTGAGACAATCCATCGGATATACAAAAGAAGATTTCCCTTTGCCAAAATCAATGGAAGAACTTCTGGACACGCGGGATTATTTGCGCATTGCGGATTTCATTTTGGAGAAGAACACAGGTGTTACAATTGCCAGTTTTAGAGAGACAATTGCTTATTTTGCAAAGAAGGGCATCAAGACCGATGAAGAGAAAATGGTGAAGCGTTGGAAGAAAATCGGAGGGTTTCTTCAAATGGACCAGAAGGTTCAACTTCTAGCATTCATTATGCACAACTTCACTCAGCTTTCTGATATTAAAATGGGAAAAAAATTGTATATTAGTGTTGAACAACACGACATTGTAGTTTACGAAACCATTTTCAATAACGAAACAACCAATTACCGCGCTTATAAAATTCTACCCTTGGCTTACTTGTATGCAATTGATGAAGACAACTACTTGAGTCTATTTCAGTTGGAGAGAAATAAAATTCTTATGGATGATCCGGATGGCCTTCGAAAAATTTATTGGTACAACTGGGAATATTACGCATCCTTCTCTCCGGTCTGGTTACAACGCATTCAAAAATGCAAGGGAAAACATAATCACGAAACAAAGCGAATTGAGTTTCCGGAAGACGAAGAAATAGATTGGCCCGAAGAGTTTTATTCTCAATTTGGCTATGAGCCAGATGAGCAAAAAAAAGAAATCCAAGAAAAAAGCATTCGTAAAATAGAACGCGAAAGAACATGGGAGCTCTTCTTTATAGAACACGGAAAAAATGGTCTTTATAAACCAGACCAAGAATTGTTGAATGAAATGAAGTTTCTTGTTTATTAGATTTTGATGGTTCCTCTATCATTCACAATAACCCTACCAGGAATGTCCGTCTTTTCGACATTTTTTATTTTTGCATATACAATCTCGACATTTTTCCCCGATTTCTCTCTCGAGTTTTGTTTACAGAGTTCAGCACCCTTGCGCAAAATATAACCGCGTTCTTTCCGACCCAAGTCTTCCGGTACCTTGGCAATCACATGGCAAGAAGACTGACCCTCTAAATGGAACCATATGTCCTCTGGGTCGGCGTCGGAAATGGCTTCGTCATTGCCTTTGGCATTCTTGCCAATAACAAAGACGATGTTCTGTTTCAACTTTGGTAAATAGATAGTCTCGACCTTGGTATTCATTTTTGAATCAATAAGTTTTTGAATGTACATTACCTTTATAAATAAAAAATTGGTTCAATTTTTTTTAGATTTTCAGAAAAAATTGAGTAGAATAATCTATTGTCAAATTAAATAAACCAAGTATGGAAATGACCGAATCAAAAACTCAAAAAGGTTCCGAACAAGTTTCTCGAAACTTGTTGCTTGTAGCATGTCATATAGCGCGACTTGTACCAGAAGACCAAGTCGATTTCAAGAATGACATTATGAATTATATTAAGAGTGATTTGGTTTACAGAGACTCATATGCATTAACATTGTCTTATGTTTGGTCGGCATTTGAATATAGCGTTATGAAAAAACATATTCCTACATTGAATGATGCAAATGAACAATGGAAAAAGGATATTATTGATTTGTATACTGGAAAAACCCAAATTCCCGTTTAAGAAGGCAAAACAAATTGCAAAAAAAATTGAAACAGAAAATACTTTTTTTATGATAATTACAATAGTACAAGTAAGAATGGTCAAGAATCTCAAAGGTGGAAGTGGTCACAAAGGCCAAGCACGCAAATATGCAAGTGTATCGAGTTCAAAAAAGACTCGCATTTCAGAGGATGAAATGGAAGTTTATGCCTGCGTTACCAGTTTAATGGGAGGCGCAATTTGTTCTGTAAAATGTGTGGATGGACAAGATAGAATGTGCATCATTCGAGGAAAATTTCGCGGGGGTCGCGGAAAACGAGGCAATATGCTTTCTCGTGGAATTTGGGTCCTTGTAGGAATTCGTGAATGGTCGTCCGAGTCGGCATCTGACAAGGAATCGAAAAAATGTGATTTGTTGGAGGTCTACAGCGATGCGGATAAACAGGAGCTTCGAAAGATTCGCGGAATTCATTGGGACGCCATTGAGGTCAATGACCCTATTTCAGGAAATCCCCAAGAATCCGGTGGTTTTGAATTTTCGTCGTCGGCGCATCAAAGCGAATATGAGGAGCTGTTGAAGCAATCCGCAGGAGAAAATATGCGATTGCAAATAGCCCCTGCAAGTGATATGCCGGAAAGCGGTTCAGATGAGGGAGACGATGAAATCAATGTGGATGATATCTAATCCATATCGTTGTCGTTTTCCTCGTCCTCTTCGTTTTCCTCTTCCTCGGCATCATTGTTAAAGTTCATATTATTACTGTATTGATGAATATAATTGAAATTCACAAGGGATTCTTCAGACAAGGAATTAAAAAGATTATTTAAAAAAATATTTCTAAAGTTGTTAACTTGATTTATATCGCCGATTTCAAAAATATTATTAATAATGGGTTGGTCTATGGGTATCAATTCAGGCATTTCACTGTCTTCTTCATCTTCACGAGGAGTTATTTCAACTCTTTTTTCTACAGAGTCAAATTTGTGTCTACAAACGGGACATTCCGCGCATTCTTCTGTCAACCAATGCATAATAGAGTCTGGTGAAAAACAATGGTTGCAAGGCAATTGAATAATATCGTCTTCTTCTTGAAAATCATCTTGTGTAATGAAACAAGCAGTGTTTTGTTCTTTATTTAGTGCGTCCCTGTATTTAATGGTTACAAGTTTGTTTTTTTCTTCTTCAGAAATCACCATTTTAATTGGATTGGAATCATATAAGCTTTGATTGATTGCCGAACCACTCCCACCAAATATATTATTCTCTTGAAACATAATTGCATCTTCTTGTATATTCATCATAATGTTGTAAAACAAGTTTTCTATCAAATCGTTATTAGCGTGAGCCATAATATATAACTCACATATATCTTTTATATTTGTTGCACTTATAATATAATTACGACCTAATGCTAAATCGTAATTATAAACACATACACACATACACACACACAAAACTGGGGGTTGCTGTCTCTTGTATAAAATATATAACGCGGGATTTTGTACTTGCGACAAGGAATTTGAGAATCTAACAAATTGCTGTTAAGAGACAAATATATACCTCATTGTGCCTTTAAATTGTAATCGTGATTAAATGCTTAATTAATATAAGTGCATTTAATTTAAAGATATAAATATATATAGTTTATAAGCACTTACTAGCAGTGAAAATCAAATATGAAAACCAATGTATTCAAGAGCGAGCCAAGAAATGATAGATTTACTATGCAAGATGCAAGAGATACAAGAGATACAAGAGATACAAGAGATACAAGAGATACAAGAGACCGATATCGAAATCGGAGAGAGGAAGAACCTAGAAGCGGAAATGCATTTGGTGTTACAAAAAGAGTAAAAGAAAAGGAACTGAATTTTAACACAGAAAATTTTCCTGAATTGACTGCAAAGGTAGAAACCCAGAATACAGAAGAAAATGCAGAAATAAACTATGCTTCAGCATTGAATAAAGTAAAAGAAAAGGACAATGCCAACGCATTACAAGCAGAGAAAGTACCGCCTGGATGGGTGAGAATCAGCCTAGACTCTAATAGAAAGTTCAATTATGAATATGGCGAACAAACATATAAGAGTATGGATGACATGACTCTGAATGAAGAGATGAACTACGCAATCGAATTAATGAAAGAACGATGGATTCGTCATAAGGAGAACTACATAGAATTGTATGGGGAAGATGCATATGAAAAATATTATGGCACTTATAGTCATTCTGACTATGAACCCGAGTTAGATAGTGAAGAACTTGATTATTAGTTGTAAATATAAAAAATTAAACTAATGAAATTATAAAACAATGTTGAGTTTATCAGAAGATGAAGAGAGTGTAACAGATTTTGAAAATTCCATTAATGATGACTTTGACACAGATTGGATTAATGAATTTGAAAAAGTGGACAAAGATTATGCCAGTTTTTATTTGGAAGATTTGAATTATGTAAAAGTAACAATCGTTTATGTTAACAACAACAATGAATTAGAAAAAATAAAAGAAGAGAAGTTGTTTCTTCAGAAATCTAATAATATTTCAAGAGAAGAAATAATTGGAATACTTAAAAGAAATAACACAAAAGATGAAAAAACCTTTACAATTATGACAATGTTGAAATATAATTTTGATTTAGAACCCACCGATGTAAGAAATTTTTTATTAAATAGTAATAACTGTGAAAGTGATGATTATTTGTCTGTAGTAAAAGATGTAGATGAAATTGTTTGGAATAGGACCATATCAATGTTCCAAGATTTAAATAATTTAATTATTATTTTTTATGAAAATGAAAAAATAAAGATGCATCAACAGCAAAAATCAGAAAATGGAAAAACAAAACGCATATACCTGAGTTCGAATGCTTCTTTAAGTAGTCATAACAAGACATTAAAAAAAAAATTGAAAACGACTTAAAGAAACCACATCATTTTACTATAACGCAATGGCAGCACTCGTAAGCGCTCTAGACTCCAGCACTACTATTCAATCGGGCGAGAAGGGTCACGCAGAATATGCGTGGTCCAACAGTGTCCGTGAGAGAATTCTGCAATTCAGCTTTCAGACTACTCGCACAACTGCAGAGGGTGTGGAAAAGTTGGCCGAAGTTCTTCGCCAAATTCTACGCGATTTGCATGGAGGTTTAAAAACCGGTACTTTGTGTCCCGGTGAGCATCAAGAGCTTATAATTACAGCATACAAAATTATTGGTCACACGCGTGACATTATCGATGGCAAGGGCGAGTACGCTCACGCCTATATGCAACTCCTTGTCTGGTACGAGTTCCATCCCGTCTTGGCTCTCTTCGCTTTGGAGAAGTTTGTCACCTTTGAGAACGACGCGCATCCTTATGGGTCGTGGAAAGACATCAAGTACTTCTGCAACTACTGCAAGAGCAAGGGGGTCTCCGTTGAGCATCCGCTTATGCAATACGCATTTACGCTTCTCAATACGCAGATTTTCAGGGACTCGAGTTCAAGTGGCTCAAAGACTTTGGCAGCAAAGTGGGCGGCGCGCGAGAAGTGCAAGCGCTTCGGTTGGATTTTTGAGCAGCTCGCATATTCCTATTTTGAGCACTACTTGGCGACTGCGAAGAATCCTGAGGCAAAAAAGAAGGCGCAGAAGAAGTGCAAGATGGATTTCCGCAAGATGTGCAGTGGTATCAACAAGCAACTCGGCACTACTCAGATTTACCAGTGCGACAAGCGTTGGGCTGAGATTGACCACTCCAAGACGACTTCGATTACCATCTCAAAGCAAAAGCAGGCTTTCTTGAATATCAAGAAGGATGGTACTCAGCGAACTGAGGACCCCGACCGCATCCAGTGTGCAGACAACTTCAAGGCTCGCATCAAGAAGGCGGCGGCAGGCGAAGTCGAGATAAAGGGTAAGCGAGTAGGTCTGAACAACTTCACCGTGCAGGCGTTTGACTTGATTCGCCGGAAGCGAGGGATGAGACCCATACCAGAGGATTTGCAAGCAGAGATGGACCTTCTCAACTCGCAGTGGCGTGATAACGCTTCGCAGACGGGTGCTCTTTGCGAGATGATTTCAATGTGTGACTTCTCGGGATCGATGTACGGAGACCCACTCAATGTTTGTTTTGCACTCGGTATCCGCGTTGCGGAGAAGTCAAAGCTCGGGAACCGCGTCTTGTCTTTCTCCGAGAACCCGACATGGCACAACTTGGATGGTTGTAACAACTTTATCGAGAAGGTGGAAGTGTTGCAGCAGGGAGAGGTTGGTTATTCGACACAGTTCTACAAGGCACTCAAGGTGATTCTCGACGCAATTATTGAGAAGAAACTCACTCCTGATGAGGTTTCAGGGCTTGTATTGGCCATCTTCTCGGATATGCAAATCGACCAGGCCGAAACCGCGGCGGGCCGACCTGCACCGAATATGGACACTTTGTACCAGACTGTTGAGGCGATGTACGCCGAGGCAGGCAACAGGCTTCACGGCGCACCCTTTAAGCCACCACACATCCTCTTCTGGAACTTGCGAAGCACCAGTGGTTTTCCCAGCCTTTCGTCACAGAAGAATGTGTCGATGATGTCGGGGTTCAGTCCAGCGCTGCTCAATCTGTTCTGCGATAAGGGAATCGATGCCTTTGCAAACTGCACGCCTTGGTCGATTCTGATGGAGTCAATGAACAAGCCGAGGTATCAGTGCTTGGAGGACAGGGTGAAGGAGCTCTTCTAAGAAAAATAGCGTAAAAGTTCATATAAAAATAAATATATGTATTTATATGAATTGTTGTATATGTTGTCCTGTCAAAAATTGTGGCCCATATATTGAAAAAGTTTTGGATAATATGCATTTATTAGGAAGCATATTTGATGACTACGAAATAATTATTTTTTACGATAATTCAAATGACGGCACTCTTCAAAAACTTATTAATTATACAAAAAAAAGCACAAAACTAAATTTTTATGTAAATCCACACAATACAACACCTTATAGGACACACAATATTGCAAATGCCAGAAATTTTCTTTTTAATTATGTGAAAAAAAAGGAAAAATATAATTATTTTATTATGATGGATGGCGATGATGTAAATTGCAAGAATTGTAATCCAGATATTCTTAGAAAATACCTTACGAGAGATGATTGGGATGCCTTGTCGTTTAATACGAATCCAAAATACTATGATATTTGGGGTTTATCTATTTGGCCTTATTGTTTTAGTTATAATCATTTCAATGACAACGACCGATTTTATGGTATTATTCAAAACTATGTTGTAAATAAATTAAATAAATTACCGCCTGGGCAACTTTTGCCTTGTATATCATCATTTAATGGGTTATCTATCTACAGAACTGAGAAATTTTTAAACAGTTATTATGACGGAAGAATTAGAACAGACATAGTACCTAAAAGGAATATGTTGGCGCATATGAAAGCCGCAAACTCGGGATTAGTCTACAAGAAATATATTACTTCAGATTGCAGATTCGAAGATTGCGAACATAGAGCATTTCATATTATGGCAAGGCAAAAAAATGGCGCTAGAATAATGATAAGTCCAGAAGTATTATTTTATTAAAATACATTGTTTATTCTTGTTGTTTCAATGTGTGTATTAATGGGTAAAAAATAGCTCCCCACGATCTTTCAATATAATGACCCGCTTCTGGATTAGAATGATCATTAATTGTTAAAATTAAGTGTTGGTATCTTTGAATTGGATGTTGTATTATATCCCTTTTATCTATTGAAAAAATACCCCATAAAGTGCTCCATTTGGCCATAATGTTTTCAAAAAAGTATGTATACCACACTTTATATGGTCTTAAACGACATAGTTTCAATTTTGATTCGCTATTTAGAGTTAAATTTTTTTTATCTGTAGTTTGCCAATTATCCAACTTGAAATTTTTAAAACTTACTTTAACACTTTTGTGTTTATCACCAAAAAAATATGCATTTTGATAATTACTTTCTATTATTTTGTATAGAATTCTTTTTGCCTTTTCCTTTTTATAATCAATATTAATTGACCCTGGAAAAAAAATTGTAATATCGCTCAAACTATTATAATTTTCAATAATGTGATGCAAATAAGTGTGGTCGTTTTTTCCTACATTAATCAAAGGGATTGTTTTTACAACATTAGTTTTTTCAAAATAGTCATTAGCTCCCTTGTTGTATACAATATATTGGAATTTATTAAAGGGTTCTTCGAGAGTCCACGATAAGTCTTCATTGTATCTTGCTACAACAACTTCAATATTTTTTTTCTCCATATATTAGAAGTAAATATTTTTTTCGCCCCACAATATTGAATACTTCCTTTTTTTTTCAAATTTAGATTGCTCTTCTCTATATCCATTGAAAAATTTTAATATTATTCTATCATTTTTTACAATATAAAATTCATTCAACTTGTTTTCAACTACAGTCGAATCATGGTACATTTGCAAGGCATCTCTTTCTTTTCCTTCATTTTTAAAACAACTAGCCAACAATCCTGGTCCAGTTGGGTCCAGACAATTATCACCATAAAATTTATTTTTAACATTTTCTACTATTTGATATATACACTTTCTCATAATTTCATTTTGTGGTAAAGTAACAATAAGTGCAGTATATACACCACTATCACCCATATCTCTAACAAAATGTTCTTCTTCTGTAAGCGCTATAAATTTAAAATTATTAACGCACCTATATTTAATGTCCATATAAATTCCACCATTTATATATAACACGCAAAACCGCCATAAATCTGACTTATAAGAGCAAGGAATCAAACTATTATATGCATTTAAAACATCTTCTTCAAAATTATTTTTAATAAATTCTCTACACTCTTCCTCATCATAAAGATGGAATGCAATTTTTGGATTAGATTCCACTAAAAAATCATAATTTTCTTTCATAAGGGGAGGTAAATCTTTTGTGTGCCAACAAGTATATAAATGTAAAGGAATAATTGAATTATATGTTTGTTTTAATTGAAACGGAATATTCAATCTTCTATAAGAGTTAATTTTTTTAATTTTATTATTGTGTTTATCAATCTCTTCTTTAAACTTAATTTTTTGTTCTTCAATTTGTTTTATTCTTTGTTGCTGTTCAATCTTTTTATTTTTAAAACCAATCATATATTTTAATATTATATTATAATAAATGATTTCAAACATACCAAAAAATATATTTCAAACCCACAAATCTTTTCAATATATTAAGAGTAAGCCAAAAATATCAAATGCTGTTTCATCTTGGATGAGTCACTCGAACGAGTTTAACTATTACTTTTATAACAATAATTTATGTGATAATTTTATGATTGAAAATTTCAGTGGCAAAATTTATGAAGCATATAAAAAACTCCCTTTAGGTGTGATGAAAGCGGATCTATGGAGATATTGTATTATTTATAGGTTTGGTGGAATATATGCAGACACTGATACAATATGTATGACGAACCCTAATATATTTTTGACTGATGCTTTATTAACAATTGTTCCAGAAAATAGTACCCATTTATGTCAATGGGTTTTTTCTGCGCCTATAGGTTCACCTATATTAAAAACTATAATAGATTTATCTGTTGAAAGAATATTAAATATACCCGAAATAAAAGGAGAACACATTATTCATTATTTAACTGGACCTGCAGTATTTACAGATGGAATTGAGAAATATTTGAAAGAAAATAATTTACCCACTTTTAATGATAAGATAAAATATTTTAAATATCCTGATAAAACTCTGAGAGTTTTTAATTATCATTTTTTTCACGATAATATAGTAAAACATTTATTTTCTGGTCAAGATTCAGATGGATGGTGCAATGAAAGAGATAAGTATTTAAAATAAGTTTATTATTAGTATTTTAGTATTTTTATCTAGATGAATAAAAATACTAAAATCTCACATTTTCCCTTGCATAAATGTATTTATTTATGAATTGAGATTAAGCATATATATTTCTTTGGCTCCACGCAATTCCATAATACGGTTTATTGGAACTTGCACTTTTTTCTGCATCGTGGCCAACATAACTTCTAATAATTGGAAGGCCTTTATAATATACAAATTTATTATTCATATTTATATAACTATGTTTCATATCAACAATTGGATGATTCAATGGAACATATCTGGCTAACAATTTTGGCCCTGTTGGTGATAGTGGGTCATCACCATAATATTTATTCTGCACATTTGAAACAATTTGTCTTATAGCTTTGAATAGCATTATATTCGCCGGTTTGGATACCATAACCGCATTATATATTCCCACCCCGTCTGCGTCTAACACAAAATGTTGTTTTTCGCATAAATTAATAAATTTGAACCCTTTGTTTGGCATATATTTTATATCCAAGTAAATTCCTCCGTGTATAAAAAGTACGCAATAACGCCATAAATCTGCTTTATAGGCGCCAGGAATAAGTCTATCATACGCGTCTAAAACATCGGGTTTAAAATATTTTCTAATAAATTCTCTGCAATCATTGTCATCAAATAAATAATGTTTGAATCCTGGGTTATGTTTTTTTATTTTTTCAACTGAGCGAAACATTAAAGGTGGTAATATTTTTGAATGCCAAGTCTGAAAAATGTTTTGCGGTATAACACAATTATATTCAGATTTGTTTGGAAACATTTAATTTAATATACTTACTCTAAAGATTTTAATATTGTTATTTTATCTCCCTGAAAAAACTTTTACAACATTAGCGTTTATTTTTCCTCTTTTTAAAGCATACAAATATTCCTCATAAGAATGTCCATACTTATTATTAGTGTTTATATTTCCAAATAGAGAAGGAGTATTCATATTCGTTTCCAAGTAAAATATTATTCCAAAAATGCGTTCCAAACAACATCTATTTATTCTTGTTTTAATAACATGTATCAAGTTTTTCAGATGGTACTTATTCATAATATGAAGTAAAAAAGAATGTTTTATAAAACTTTGAGCGCCAAAACACCCATCCCATATAGGCATTTTCGAAATTTGATTTATAATATTTCCGTTTTTTAATACTGATACAATAATTGGGTCATAATGTGTTGGATTATGAACTCTAAAAAAATGCCACAAAGACATAACATCAAATTTGATAGTTTCAAAGGGAATTCTTTTATGAAAAAAAACACTATCATGTATAATAACTGCTCTGTCAAACCATTTATTTTCAGAATAATAGATATATGGTAACAATTCCCCCCTTCCAGGATATTCAGACTTAATCACTATTATATTTTTATAATCGTGGTCCGCTTTCACATAATCCGGATTGCTATTATCATCAATAATTACAATCAGCCTATGAGTATAGTGCATTCCAATCAACTTGACGCATCTATTCCAATATTTATTTGTTTTTTCCGAATTAACATGGCGCGTAATAATAAAACCATATGTTCTAGAAATAGAATTAAAATTACTTTGAATATTTTCTTTTTCGCTCATATCTTTTATAATAACAAAATAATTTCTGTTATTATACTTTTTAAAATTGAATGTCAATAATTGATAAAAAGAAAAAGCACCTTATTATGACTAATATTGTTACAAGCCGATTCAATAACTCTACCTGGGAGGAGAACTGTAGTTTTCGCGAGAAACACAAAGAAATCTCGTGCATCTATGGTTCTCCTCAGCAAATGACAGAAAAAATACCCCTAAATTCCTTAGTGTTTGTCGTGGAAATGAATAATTCCACAAACAAAATTGAAGGCATTGGTCTCATTCGTAATATGCTTCATCCCGAAAAAAAACTACGCGTTTATCAAACCGGCAACTATAATCGCTACACTTATTACGGTAATTTTCGAATTGACCGTTCATTATTAGATGCTTCAAATCCTCGCATTTTGCAAATACTGGAGAAACTCGTTTTCACAGGTAAAACTCATTTGAAACGCGGAGGCGGATTTACACGCATCCCCGAAAAACTTTACAAGCAACACAAGATTCTCGAAATTTACAATTACACCGATTTACAAATAAAAGAAGAGCTCGCGGTTCTTTTCAAGCGCCAATTTTCAAAAGAAAATTCGGATAATGAGTCACTGAAAAAAGAGCACTGAAAAAAAGGCACTACTACAAAAATTAACGCATCCTATTATATAATGCTATTTCGAGCTATTTTTTTGTTGTGGTCTTATTTTGCTTTATGCAACTGTTTAAATCAGCTTTCTTTCAGCGGAGGTGGTGCACTTGGCGCGGTTGAAATAGGTATTGCTAAACGCATTATGGAAAATGATGATGTCAAACGCTACAATTTGTATACTGGGATTTCAGCTGGTGCGTTGAATGCAGGATTCTTGTCGTATTTTATTAACATTAAAGACGGAATTGAAACAGCAGAAAAAATATATTCGACGCTGAAAAATCACGATGTTTACAAATTGTTGCCAACAACAAAAATATCCATTTTAAACACTGAACCTCTTTTCAATACACTAAGCCAAGTAATAAATAAGATGACTAATGAACCCGTGGTTCACACTTTGATAGGAGCAACAAATTTATATAGCGGAAACCTAGATGTTTACTCCTTTGAAAATAACACTAATGAAAACAAGGTGAATTTATTAATGTCATCTTCAGCAATTCCTGCATTATTTCCACCCATTAATTACAATGGAAATTTGTATGCAGATGGTGGTACTTTAAGCAACGAATTATTGCAAGTAGAACACAATGGTCGCAATGAATACATAAATATAACATACATTACCCCCAGCGAAGGATATATTTATGATGACACGCCAATAGATTCACTTAAAGAAATGATTAAAAGAACAATAGCCATTGTAACATCAAATTTTGATGACCCTTTAGTATCATTGAACAGATTCTGCAAAACCCCGATTGGCGAAATCAACAAATATTTTGTCGACTCGAAATACTTGGACGGTTACAATATCTTAAATTTTGATAAAGGAGTAGAATTAATCGAAATTGGATATCAAAATGTGGAACATAAAAAATATGTTTTATGTTGAATTTGAAAAACTTATATAGAAAGAAACTAATTGTATAATCTAAAGTTATATATATCTTATAATGGATTTTCTACCTGATATAAATAAAAAGGATATTGACACGGATATAGACAATTATACTTTGGCAGAATTACTTATTATTTTGGATTTAGATTCACCCGACCAAGAGCAAATAATACAAAAAACGAATGAATACATTGAAAAATTCGACGATGAAGGCAATGACGAAATGGCCTTATTTTTTACGAATATGCAAGAAAAGCTATTGCAATATTCGAATGAATTGTATACCACGGATGAATCGGCTGAATTAGAATCCGCAGAAGCTCAACAAAAAAACTGGTGGGAAAATGAAGCTCTCAAACAAAAGGATAACCCCGTTCAAAATGACAAGATAACAGAACGAAAACAGAAAATAGATGTTTTCAATAATCCGCATCTCCCTATGAATAAAGAGCAATTGGGTGTAAATAACACATTTGATGTCAAAGTTGCACAAGATGTTTTAAATCCTAATTTGGAAAATGTAACTTCGCGTTTTATCAATTTAGATAGCCAATTTCGTCAAGCGTCGAGCGGAGTAGAATACAGTTCCACGGATTACACTTTGGACTTGTCTGAACCGTTGCACAATGTCCTTTCTCTCCGTCTTTATTCTGTTCAAATCCCTTATGCTTGGTATACAATTGATTCTGCTTATGGAAACACTTGTTTTTGGCTTGTTTTCAATGGCGACACAACAATAAATGTGCAAATCTCTGTAGAACCCGGAAACTATAATCCTACGCAGTTTATTCAGCAATTGAATTTGGGGCTCGATGGTTCAAGCAATTTTAACAATTCTAGTGTTTTTACTTTTCCTTCTACAGTGTCGTCTACATATCCTGTAAACTATAATGCAAATAATGGAAAAATATATATGAATTTGTTTGATGCGAGTTGCACTATAAAGGGAACAACATATTCAATCGATAATACTACACAAATACTTTTTTATGATGTGAATGCAAAGTTGACATGTGGAAACGCATATTGCACGCAAACAAATGCGATTAATCAAACGCTGGGGTGGATTATGGGTTATCGAATGCCGTATATTTATGCGGATGCATCTGGGAACTATGCGCCGGCACTTCTTGATTTGTATGGTCCAAAGTATTTAATATTATCAATCGACGATTTCAATCAAAATCACATTAATAATGGGTTGGTTACTATAACTGAATCATCAAAAAGTTTGAAATTGCCGACATATTATAATCCGAGTATTCCATATACATGCACAACAGCTGGATTAACGAGTGGAAACAGCAACTTGGCGGCCGATTTGGCAGCATTAGGTAATACAAGTCAAACTAGCAATGGAAATGGTCTATTGTTGGCTGAAAAGCTGAATTTGAATTACAAGCAAGTACCTCAGGTCTTACCGAGTGCACCTCGCACTCTTACACAAGCGCAGATATATTCGATTAATGAGATTATAAAAAATAATGAGCGCAATACGAATTATAGGACAAAGGCACCTTCTAGCTCGGATACTTTTGCGTTGATACCGATAAAACACGGTGGATACAATACAGGGGATTTATATATAGAATTCGGTGGTTCATTGCAAGATAACAAGCGCATATATTTTGGTCCTGTAAATATTGAGAGAATGCGCGTTAAATTAATGGATGACAAGGGGAATATTGTCAATATGAATGGTGCGGATTGGTCGGTCACACTAATAAGTGAGAACTTGTATCAATACTAATACTAAAAATTATATATGTTTATTATAGTATGGACATCATTAAAAATACTATAATAAAATCAATTGATACTGTCGGTTATTTAGGTCCTCAGATTTTATTCTTTGCATCAATTTACTTTCTTTTTAAAAGGAATTTGACATATCTCTCTGTGTATTTTGTCGGTTTCTTCTTGAATATCCTTCTAAACACGATTTTGAAATCGCTTATACAAGAGCCCAGACCAACCGAAGACAAGCGCTTATTCAATCTAGAGATTCTAAACGGTAAACGCATTGGCTTCGATAGATATGGAATGCCATCTGGGCACGCCGAAGGCGTGTTTTATTCGACGGCTTTTATATTCTTAACACTCAAAAACAAGTGGATTGGATTCATTTACTTACTTATTTCTCTCATTACTTGTTACCAGAGAATAGCATACAAGAACCACACATTCCAACAAGTTCTTATTGGAGGAATAGTTGGCGCTTTTATGGGGTTCTTCTTTTATTATTATGGAGTTCATATTCTGAAGGGTAAGCTTCGAGAGAAACCCGACGACAATGCCCCTTATTATTAATCAGATTTCTCTTTTCTGGGGTATAATACATTCCCAATCTTGTTAATAATTTTGACAGCATTTATGCAGTAAGCTTCATTCATAATCTGCAACAACTTCGCACCGCACTCGGGTTCCAAACAAGTAATAATTCTTTCAGATTGTTGGGCCCATAAGAGTTCGTTATTGTAAACCATTAATTCAAAATCTATGTCAGTGGAATTGTTTTCGCAGTTCTCATTGTCAGAGAGAAATGGATAAAAATGACAATTGTTATCGGTTGCATCTTTATTAGTAGTGCAATAATGCATTGTTATAGTTGCTATTTTTGTCATTTTACTTTCTTTTTATGAAATATTTAGTTTTTGTCTTTTTAAATTATAATTGATAAAAACTAAATTTGCATATTATTGGTGTTTTTTGCATCGAGTTTTGCGATTATTTCTTGTCTTTTTTCTAATTCTAAAATATTTTGCGCGTTTGGTTTTTCTACCTTTACCTCCAGACAATCCCACAAAGGGTCCACGCCCTTCAAAAAACATTCGTCTTCTCTCAGACAAAACATCTTTTGATATATTTGGTCCACTTTCTTCTAAAAATTGTGCTAATTTATCATTCTCTTTTGATTCTTTGATAAAAAAATCGTTAGGTATTTGCATTTGCGGAACATTTATTTTTCCCAGTTTGCCTGTTAATTCCGAGATTTCTGCACAAATGGCATTTTCTTGAATCATAAACTTTTTCTCTTCTTCGGTATATCTGTCAAATATATAACTGGTTGGACACACTCTAGTTTCTTCTCGAGGTATTTTAATCCAAAGCTGGGTTCTTTTTTGTATTATTTGTCGCGATAATGCAAATTGTGATTTGCGGTTTTTCAATTCTTGTTTGGATTCTTCTACAGCTTTTGCTCTTTCTGGAATAGAATTATCTTGTAATAACTCTGCATTTTCATAACCGTTTTTGTATATTTCATACATATATGTTCCATCTCTCAATTTTGTTATAAAATTATCTGTAATTATATTTTGATTTGTACTTAAAAATGCTGTAAACACACCAAGAACTCTAGTCGATAAATTGCCGAAGTTTGTAGCATCTGTATCAGAAAATTCTTTAAATAGATTTGAATATAATTGTTTCCATTTATTAGTTGTAACCATAGATGTCGCCTTTTTCAGTAGGCCATCTTCTAGGCCATATCTTGAAAATAAAACAAATAATGCCACAAAATTTGTGGCGTTTGTCGAAACACCAGTTAAGGTTGACTTCCTCATTAATAAATTAGTTATTTGCGCGGCATTTTTAATGAAACCAGTTATTAAAAAGTAGTTTTCCAGTTGCGAATTTTGGGGGTATTGCAACATTGAAGTTAATATGTTAAGTTGGTTATTTCTCTCCAAGAAGTCTCTATCAAGGGCCGCTTCAAAATTTTTTATTTCTTCAATGCGAGTTTGCAATGCTTTCATTACTTGATTGAATTCAGCCTCACTATTAGTGTAATCTTGCACTCGGTCTTTGTCTATGAATGGAACAATCACTTTTCCAGTGTTATCCAACTCTAGTGTCTTGAATTCAGGATAATTATCGAAAATTGGGTCTGCACTATCACCACGCATTAATGCTGTGTGTCTTTCAGCTTTTAAAGCGTCAATCATTTCTATTATTTTATCATTCCAAAAAGAAGCACTACCGGGTACTGGCGGTGAGGCTGTTACGCATTCTAATGTTTCGGTAAAACCTGTTCCCCCTGCTTTTCCAGTAGGACAAGGCTTTGGCGGAGCAGGAGGTGTAAATAACTCGGGTATTCGAGTTTTTCCAGAAGCTGGCGGCATAGGAGGAGGTACTCTTGGTTTTGATGGAGGTGGCGTAAAAGGATTTGAAGAAGAAGGAGCAGCTATTAACGGCTGCAATTGTTCTTTAATACCAGGATTTCGTGCATTGTATACTTTTCTATATTCTTCATATTCTTTATTATTAAAAGAAAGTTCTCCACTCCTATTTCTATATAAAAAAGCAGTAGGAACATTAGTTATTAGGGTTCCAGTATTTGTATTTTGAATATTAACGCTAATACACTGAGCCACAATGGAACCATCTGCCATAGGTGTGTCTTGATAAGATTGTGGAGTGTCAATTATAAATGTTATTCCGTTTAATAGAAATGCATCTCCGTGATTATATTCACAATTTCTTCCAGTTGATGTAAAAGTAGTAGCATCCATCTTAGCTTTTAAAGCGACAACTTCTGTGGTATCTAAAAAAAAATCGCCAATATTAGAAGACATTGCAGAAAAATGAACGCTTGATGGATTATACATAACAATTGTAGGATTTCTTGGAACCGGGTCAAGTGGTACAAGTCCAAAAGGCAATGTACCCGGTTTTAAAGAACGGAGTAAAATATTAAAGTTGTAATATTGTGAAATAGGTTCTAAAAATTCTTCTCTTAAAAAATCCTCACTTTCTATTAAATCTTGAAGAAACCGCCTTCTTTCAGGTTCAACTAATGGTCTGTCACTTACACCGCCTCTAGTTACAGGTTTTCTCGGATCATCATTATAGTATTTTAAAACAATTCGCAAAAATGGGCCTGTGCGAAATTCTCGGGCAACTGTATTTTTATTATCATCGAGCAATGTTCTAAAATGTGGCGAACAATCTATAAGCAAAGCGTGAATCATACAATCATTGCTGCTGCCACTAGTTGCATAAATTTGCCAATTATTAATAGGGGGTGGCAGTGAACTAGGTGGATTAGAATATGGTGAAAGTCTACCAGTTGTTGGCATTCCGAGTGAATTATTTTTTACCCAATCATCAATTTCTTTTATAGAATTTATAGTTTTTCTTGATGCCATATGTGTATATATTTAAATGCGATAATATATTAGCATTTGATACCCGTGTAAAAAAGACCATTCTAAAGGGCTTCCATCCAAATTTTTGGACCCTTCAAACTTCCATTTCGTAGGCTTATTCAAGTTTTCTCTCCAATTCATTGGCACCATTCTATGAAAACTCATTCCATCATAAGCCATATCCTTTCCTTCCACTGTTAGAGTCGCACAGAAATGCTGCTGTTGAATGTCTCGCACAATGCAACTATCCAATTCATAAGTCGCGTCATCAATAGTGAATTTTTCTTCTTTATTTGTAATTTCTCCCGAAAATCCTGGCAAACCATTTGCGCCATCGAAGATTTCCAACACTATTATGTGTGGTTTACCAGACGACCTTTTCAATTCCTTTTGCACCCTTTCTCTCCAACCCGGATTTGTCTTTACATCTGAAACGAACAATATTTGAACTGCATCATTGTCCAAGTAGTTAATAATACTGCTGTAATATTTGATGGGATTACTCGCCTCATCCACTTTGACAACATACGGCATTCTTTTATGATACTCATCCGGAATGGCCGCATATACTTGTCGAATAACATTATTAGTGTCCATTTCATAAGCATATCTGCTGCCGGTAAGCGCGGACTCAACTGCGAAATTCAACAAGGCAAATGCATTTCTTAATCCTGGTGGAATGAGAGAACCGTCTGCTTGTTTTCCCTCAATCATCAATTGCCTAAAATAATGGAAAAATTTGCGACCTTTATCGCTAACAAAAAGAGTAACAAACATCGTATTAAACCAACAATTCGATTTGATTTGAATGGGTGGAACCACTTTGGCTGCATCAATATGCTTATTGGCTGATAAGTTTTTCAACAGGAACTCTTTGGCAGCCGGGTCATCGTAAGGCAAGCACGATCTGCCAAATAATTTGCCGGGTACGGAGATTTTAAGTGGTTCTTTAAGTTGAAAAGCCAATATATTATTACAATCAGCCAATTTCTCTCGAGGGATTGATTTCAATGTGACTAAATCGTCGTTAATAGTGGGAGAGTAAGACGACGCTTTGTTCACATTGAGGTCTCTAATTCCACTGCCGAGGGGTAAATTGGATGCAATTTCTTTACTTAATTTGAGAATATCTCTCGGGGTTTTATTCTTCAAGATTTTGATTTTTTTTGGGTTGCGTTGTTTTCTGGTTTTCCCATTTGGCTTTCTGTTTATTTTTTTGTTTGGTCTTTTGTTGTGTTTTTTGGTATGCTTCATATATTTTCAAGATATTTTATTTTAAAAGAGAACCCTGCAATTATAATCTCATTGTAATTTAAATGGGAGGTGGAATATTGCCAACTACAATTTATAAAAACAAATTATATTTCTTATTTGGAAAGGAGAATAAATACGCGGATACGCCTGGGTTCTCTGATTTCGGCGGTGGAACCGAGAAGAATGAGAGTTATTTGCAAACGGCGATTCGTGAGGGAGGTGAAGAGTTAACAGGGTTTTTAGGAAGTGATGATGAACTAAGTAAGATGCTGAAGAAGCGTGGAACTTACAACATCAATAATGATGGAAATTATAGAATGCATATTTTTTTTATGAAGTATGACGAGGCTTTGCCACATTATTACAACAATAATCAGCGTTTTCTTCAGAAGAGATTGGAGCCAGAAATAATAAAAAAGACTAAAATATTCGAAAAGGCAGAGATTCGTTGGTTTTGTATTGATGAATTATTGCCGCGAAAGAAGGAATTTCGCAGTTATTTTCAGAGAATAGTGGAGAAAATAGTGGCACAACAAGCGAAAATCTTTAAATTCATCCAAAAATGCCAAAAACCCGACATTTATTCAAGTGAAATGGACGACACTAGCAGTAGCAGTAGCAGTAGCAGTAGCAATTGGGATGAAACGACAAGTAAGAGTACAACTACTTGGGATGATACTACACCGGGAGAAGATGCAACTACAACTAGTACTGAAAGCAGTAGCACAAGCGCAAGCAGTAGCAGTAGCACAAGTAGTCCAAAGACGCAAAAAAACTATAGAAATAAGCGAAAAAATAAGAAGACAAAAGGACGCAGAAAAATCAAAATAATGTAAATCCTTTTCAATTTAAGTTAAAATTGAAAAGAATTAAATGCAAATTATCAAATAATAAATAGAGATGAATACGCTGAATTATATTGGCTCAAAACACACTTTATTGGAAAAGCTAACCGAGATTATTGAAGCAAATGTTCCCGACTTGGCAGAAAAAAGTTTTATGGATTTGTTCGCCGGGACCGGCACCATCGGCTTCAATATGTGCAGCAAATTCCGCTGCGTATCTGCAAACGATTTGGAAGTCTACAGTTTCATAATTAACAGTGCATTAATGACTTCGACTTATTCGCCGAGGATGCAATTGTTGATAGATGAATGCAATGCATTAGAACCATTAGAAGGTCTTGTTTACAAGAATTATAGTCCAAACGAGACTTGTGAGCGAATGTTCTTTACTTCCGATAATGCAAAAAAGTGCGATGCTATTCGCACCTTTATCAATGAGAAATTTAAGAGCGAAGAAATCACCGTTAACGAGACGATGTTTCTAATAGCATCGCTCTTGGTTTCGATGGACAAGGTTGCCAATACGGCTTCAGTATACGGGTCTTATTTGAAGGAGTTCAAGAAGACATCGCTGAAGCCGCTGGTTTTGACGCCGATTCACAAGAGAGAACAAGTGAGTCCCCTGAATCGAGTGTACAATCAAAAAGCAGAGGAAGTAGTCAAGCTAGTAGAGGAGGGTTGGGATGTGATTTATATGGACCCGCCCTATAATCAGCGTCAATATGCGGCCAATTATGCGCCTTTAAATTACATAGCACAATATTCTGATTTGAACTTAAAGGGGAAAACGGGGTTAATCGAGGATTACAACAAGAGCGACTTTTGCAGTAAGCCGCGTGTAAAGGCAGCATTCGAGGAACTAATAAAAAATAGTAAATGCAACTATTTGTTATTATCGTATAACAATGAAGGTTTATTAGACTTGGATACACTGAAGAATATACTTCGTGAAAAGGGGAATGTAAAGCTTTATAAAATCAAGTATAAGAAATTCAAGTCATTTCAAGGCGCTCAAGATTCTGTGGAAGAGTATTTCTGGGTTGTGGATGTCGCAAATAAAAAAGAAGGTGAACTTGGCACCTTCGAACAAATCATTAATTAAATAAGAATTACAAAACAAAACAAATCAATTCATCAATTTTCTATTAAAATCATTTTTTTCTTCAGTCTTTTTGAGACTTCCTCCATAAAGTACACTGGGTCGTGCCAATAAGTCCCCACAGTTGCATTCGGGTCCTCCGGGTCAAAGGTCTCGTTGCCTTGCACAAAATTGATGCCAAAGGGTCTCAACATTGGAATCCGGGTGGCACCATACCGGATTCCTTCGGTCTTGGTGCAATTGTAGGTCTGCCTTTTTTGGTCATTGCAGTGCTTGCACAACGGTTGGAAATCTGCCAAGGTCTGTGTGTCGGCGCTTAGAACGCGCGGGTCATTATACAGACCATTCTTGTGGTCGATTTCGATTTGGCTCGTTGTACCGCAAGCCACACACGGTCCATCTTTCAACGCGACGCGGATATCTTGCCGAATAGGACGAGACGAACTACGGTTAGAAGCGCCACAAATTTTTATTAAATAGATTGCCGAGCCTTTCGTAAACTTGCCTGCACCAAATTCTGTGACCTCCTGAGAAATTTGTGAGCGTTCATCGTCAGCCGGTTCCCAAGAGAACCGCAGTTCGCCGCTGCGCTTGGCGATACAAACCTTGTATTTTCGTCCGAAATCGCCATCGAGTCGGCACCATCCGCCGCCGTTGCTGGAGACGAGCCCGGAGTATTCGCCGACGAATTCATCGACGCATACGATGCGGCTTATTCCTGACTCGGAGTCAAAGTTGGCGAGTTGCTTGAAGAGAGAAATCTTAGTAGGAGCCTTGGTTGCCATATTGATCAATGTGAAAAGTGCATACAAGGGAAAAATAAAAAAGTATTTCAATTTTTTTTTCAGAGTGGGCGGTTTCTTTAAACTAGTTTCGGAAAAATATATATTCCAATTAAATGGGCTTAAAGGCGCCGGTGATAAGAACGATGTCTTCTTTTTGGCATAAGCTTCCGCGTCTTCTTTCCACCTTTTCCAGCAGGCAATGACTCTAATTCTTTTAGTTTGTCAGAAGGGAGCAAACTTTTTAAAAATTTAATATATTTTTCACGATTGCCTTCATCTATCATCAATTGAAATAGAGTATTTGCTTCAATAACCTTGCCCGGTTCATTATCTTTAATTACTTTTCCAATAACTCTCATTACATCTTCATTATCTTGAACCATTCTTTGTAGTTCTCTCTTTACATCTCGATTTGAATAATAATTGACTACCAAACTATTAATTATTTCAACTAGATTTTTCTTTCGTTCTGCAGTAAAATCACCTATTTCTTTTTCTGTCAAACTTGAAAATAAACTCATAAAAAACATGTAAAAACTGACACCAGGTTCATTTAATTCCAATCCACTGTTAATATCATCTAATAATTCTTGCGGTTCTGATAAATAACTTCCCAATTTTTCACTCAATAAACTTACTTTCGCCACATTTATATTTTCTATATTTTCAAGCGCGACTAGATACAAAACTATATTGTAAAATTCCATCAATGTTCTAGGTTTTTCGTCAATGACTCTTTCAACAACTTTTTCTTCATCCTCACTTAATTCCCTTCCCTCATCATCATCTTCTTCTTCTTCTTCTTCTTCTTCTACATTTTTAGATTTTGCAAGTCCATCTATTCCTAATTCCTCTTTTTGTTTTTTAGAAAGAGACTTATAATTTGAAACTACACCACCAACAACATTATTCATAAAATCGGTCATAAGTTCTAAAGTTGACCGTGGTCTTCCTGGTAATTGCACTGCTTCAGGTGCTTCAGGGTTATCGATGGTAATTTTTTTCACCCACTCTATCCACCCTTGTCGCGTTTTTTCAACTCCATCACCAATTAATGATTTGTATTGCGTTAAACCCATAAACTGTTGAATAATACTTTGCAATTCTGCAACACTATAAGATAGAATCGGATTTGTTGGTGTTGTATACTGATGCAATCCCAATTCGATAATTTCACCCGGAACATCGTCCATAATTATTCCATTGTGAGCTGTCGCAGTTTTGCATGTTCCGAATAAATAACAATACAAATTTCTCGATAACATATCCAATATATTTTTTTCATTAATATTTCTACCTCTCATAATTAATGTGAATTTAACTGAGTCCCTAATTGATCCTTTTACTGCGTCTGAACAACAATCGCGCCAGAAATATTCCACTACAGGTCGCAAAACTGATTGCTCACAACGATATGCAAAATCGAAAGGGTCGTTCACATTTGCACTCTTTACCAATGGAGTACTTTGACCATCTTTGCATAGCATTAACAATAGATAAGGAAGTGTGTTTTCTTTTACCGGAACGGGAAAATTTACTGGATATAATTTTTTTTCAGATTTAAGGTTGCTATAATATTTACTGTAAAAATTTTTTAAATTTACTAATGAGTCAGAATCAATTGGAGGCAATAATTGTACAGCTGTTCCCGCATCATAAAAATACAAATCTGTTATTGCACTTCTTAATAAATCATCATTGTATAACAGTGCACAAACAGATAATAATTCGAGAACATTTCTATAACCTATGCCTACTTCGTCTTTAGTATTAAGCAATTCAAAATTTACTTCCATGTCATAACTATCCTCAACAACAAATATAATTAATCTGTCTCTCAAAATATAGTCTCCATAGTCATCACTATACTCGAAAAATAAGTCCAATATTTTTTCTTTAAATATCTTTCCAAATAAAGTATTTTCTCCCGCAATTAATGTTGAAAATACTATTTCGAGTTTTAACTTTATAGCTTCACTAAAGGTTTTGACAATTGTCTCTTTTGAACCCTCTGTTTGCAATAAAAACCTATCAAAAGCGTCACCAAGAATCAACACATTTTTATCATCAAGATTTACGCCGTGCAATGATTTGAATTTCGACATAATTCCCGTCAAAGAGTATTTCAAATTTTTATTATTTGTTTCTTCTTCTTCTTCTACTTGTCTATCTGCATCGTCACTTGCGGTGCCATCATTCACTAAGCTTTTATGCAAAAACCCTTGCAAATGTCCAATATTTTGTTTTAAATAGCCATCTTCTTTAGGTTCCAATTCATCTAAGAACTGGTCAATAGCGCTAATTCCTTCTTCAACCAAACCTTTATTTAATTCATTTATTTGATTAACCATTGCATTTGGACTAACATCATCTTCATTTGCTACTTGAAGTTCGCCAGCAGAATCCATTGCAATTAACAAACTGTCTAAGGAACCTTGTATCTCGCCAAGGCAAGATGTTAATACTTCATTTGGCACTTCAGGATCTACATAACTTTCCCATCCTTCTTTTTCTTGTGAAACTATTGGTTCTTTGGCGAGTGCTGCATTGAATTCAGCTTCAAACTGACCTGGTGTTAAATCCTCAACTCCTTCCTTTTCTCCACTAGTAGATTTATCTTTAAAATCACTCGGATACAATACTGGCAAATAAATACTCCAATCTTTAGGCAAATAACCATTAATATCAATATCTTGTGTCTCTGTTTGATTTGAGGCCAAAGTTTCTACTGGCGAGAAAATGTCTTGAAAATTATCGCCTCCTCCGCGTTTAACACCACCTCCCTTTTCAGGGACAACACTATTTTTTCTACTTTTTCTACTTCTTAAAAATCTTAAAGAAGTAACCGCCCTTACCGCTGAAACAACCTTGTTAAATGTTGATGTTTTTGGAGCTGGTTTTGTTTTTGGAGCTGGTTTTGTTTTTACTTCCAGTTTTGCCGGTTCCTCTGCAGCTTCTTCTTTAGCTTGTTCTTTAGCTTGTTCTTTAGCTTGTTCTTCAAGAGTTGGTGGTGGTTTTAAAACTGCATCTAATTTTTTCTCTTCTTCTTCCTCTGCATCTGTTTTTTGTTCACCTACAGGAGGCGGTTGAATTTCTATGTAACCATTTTGTTTGACCCACAAGATCATTTGTTCTTCGGCTATTCTATTTAAAATCCCACAACTAAAAACCATGTCTATTTGTGGAAGAGGGCCTATTTCACGAGGAATTATAGCAGGATTTAAACTGCCAAACATATTTTCCAAACTTACCAAAGAATCTCTATATTTTGTTAAAGACTCATAACTTACAGTTGTATCCTTTTTTTGGCACAAGAGACTAGGAACACCTTTATCAAATAATTTCTTTAATTTTGTTTCTGGTAAACTAAAATCCTTTTTAAGTGTCACTGTCAATAATCCATTAGTTAATTCTTCTACTGTTTCTGGGTCACTCCAATTCGGCCTAGTTTTATCGCATACATCATAAAAAGCCTTTATTCTATCCATTTCCTCGGTGGACGGAATTAAAGAAATGCATTCATTAACTACATGGTTATTTTTCTCTACACCCGCATCATTTAGTCTATCTTTATCTATTTCATCAATAAAATCGTCTATTGTGGGTTCCCAAATATCAAGAAATTGTTGGCAATAAGCAAACCAGTTCTGCACAAATGTGTTCATAAGCAATGCTAAACCAATAATAGATAAAGATGCCTCGACAACCTGTGTTATTTCTCTTATTGCAATGTTACTATTATCAATATTAGAATTTATATACCTCCCTGGTCTGCTGTCTCTATCTTGAGTCGAAAGCGCAGCTAAATCCTTCTTTTGATTAATAATAAAATCATTTAATTTATCAATTTCGTCAACTACAACTCTTTCCAAGTATGCTTCACCATTTTCAATAAAAACTTTCTGCATATTTACAAACACGGTTGCAGCTATTTCATGTAGTTCAAAAGTTTTAAGTTTATAAAAGTCCACTCTTAATCTTTCAAGAGTAGTTTTTAATTTTTGCGTTTTTTCTACATAGACGACCATTTTTTGCTGCAAAGCCGCTCTAGCAGCATCCGCGGGGTTTAATGTAAAAGATGAATACATTTTATAATTGGACCCCCATTTGTCGGCACCGCATAAAATAACTGGATTATTATTTGCAGCCATTGCTTTAAAACCAGAAAACCCGTCACATGTTCCTTCAACAGAAATACCCATTTTATTTTGGGCGTACCATAATACTTCATTTAAATAGGCTGTATCTGCCAATCGAACATTATCCCCCATTGTTTTTTGTCTGAATAATACTGCCATTTTTAACAGTGTGACACTTCCCAAATATTGTTTATAGTTTGGATTTGTAGGCATTTTATTCAAAACTTCCTCAAAAGCTTTTAAAAATTTATCAAAAAATGCTTTACTTTTTTCCGCTTTTTCATTAAATTTACCTATTTCGACTTTATCTGAATACAATTTATTCGCATATTGTTTGCTCAAGTCTGAAATACCTGTTCCAGTGACATTAGCCAAAATATATCTGATAGTTTCATTTACACCTGGACTTTTATTCTTCAATTCAAAAAAATTGCTTGCTGATAAAAATTTTGTAGGTACCGTTTGACTCGCATTTACTCCCGGCGGTGCTTCTGTGCACCACGCTTCAAATCTTATTTGATAAATAGGAATAGTTTTAGAAAAATTTATGATAATTCTTTGCCAAATGTGAAGTATTTGTCCTGCAAGATTGGGATCCTTCTTGTTCTCGAATGGCCAACGAGTGTGAGGCATTAAAAATGTTGCATAATCTTTAAAATCATCCGTTGGTTGAATAATAATTTTTTTCAATTTCTCAAATAATACTGGACTCTTATCAGTACTAGAATCTAAAATACCTGAAGTTATTGTTCCCACTCTCCCCTTTTTCTCTTCTCTTTTTTCAGATTTTGATTTTTTTACTTTTTTTACTTTTGGAGCTGTAACTGGAGCTTTTGTAGCTGCTTTTTTCGGACCTCCGCCGTCTTGTTCATCATCTTCGTCTTCTTCTTCATCTCCATTTCCCACTTCTTCCTCTACATCATCAACTCCTGGGACAATATTAGCAGAACCAACTAAGGAGTGCAATTCTGAAGGTGACGGTCCAGCGCAATCCGAAATGGCAAAATTGTTGTTTAAAGAACCAAAACCATATATTTTTCTCGCATTTTCTCTAGTTTTTTCAACACCATCTGTTGAATCTTTTACCTGAACTATTTTATATCTATTTCCAGAATTTGCTAAAAAATCGGAAGAAGATAAAACTACCTTTTCTGGCATTACTATATTGCAAATTAGGCGTTCAAAATCCTTTGGTTCTAACAAGTGATGTCCTGCAACCGCGGTTAAACTTTTCCAGCGTTGTCCAATATCTTTAGATATATCATCAGATTGCTCATCTGTTGGCATAAAACTAGAGGTTCTAATGGCTAATAATAAATTGTCTCTTGCATTAGCACCGATTATATTTTTTATAACTTCCCACCCCCCTTGTGGTGCCCCCTTGCCTCTTTTTTGTTTAACAACAGAACCCACCATATCACCCCTTGGTTCTGCGTCGTGAACGCCGTCTGGTCCGTGAAATGTCGCATCATATGCATTAAAAAGGGGGTTCTGAAATAAAACGCCACCTATAGGGGTTTGGGGAAGAATGCCGGAGGCTTTATCCCCGTTTGTTTTTAATTGTTTTAACAATAAAGAAATACAATACAAATTATAACAATGAACTCGTAAAACAAACTGGTAAAACCTTGTTGCTATTTGTGAAATCGCATCTTCATCTGTTAACCCAGCCGGGGCACCATTCAATGATTTTAAATCATATTCTATACAGTTTCGTATAGCAGCACCGTTACTATTGTAACTTGAATAAGTACCTAATCTTTTTTTATAGGCTCCTTTTAAAATTTCTATTTGAGAAATGTGTGTAGCGGTTACTATAAGGGTTCCAATATATGTATCTATAGCTGTTTTTGCAAGTTCTTCAGTTTGTTGTGGCGTTATCCCGATTTCCGTCAAGCCTGGTCTAACACCATCAGGCAATAAATTAGTTGATAATAGATACATTCTATTAAATGTGTTTTCTAATTTGGCCTCTGTTGCTGCACTCATAATTATATTAGGTTTAGAGTTTATTTTGACATTATGAACAATCAAAATAAACAAGGCCAAATTTTTCTTAAATGCCAAAATCTTTATTCACATGTTCAATCAATATCTTCACATTGTGCAACATTATTTGCAAATCATCCTTGCGGTCTCGCTCCTGTATATGCGTCAATTTGTGTTCAATCGCTTGTTGCAATCGATTCAACGATGTCTTATAACACATAATTTTGTCATCGTGTCCCCGCGCCTTTGCTAAAACCATCCAACCAAGCTTCTCAAATTTGTCATCATACCACTCGTGCAATCCGTGCATAGTTGCCTCACAACAAGCACGGTCATGATATTTCATTGTTTTTCCTCTTTTGCTACGCATTCTCCGTGTTTTCACCATTATATATTTATTAAACATTATTTTTAAAGGAGTCACAAAAAAAATTGATTCGAATTATAATGCAAATAAGTAATTCACAAATAGCAAAATGGACCGTTACGAACAAGAACAAATTGACAATGAGAGGGAATCTTTCGCCATTCGTAGTTCACTTATTCTGATGGACTTGGAGAGAATGTTGGAAAAGGTGAAAAAACTCGAGGTGCAAATTATGCAATTCCAAGGCAACACAGTTGACGACTCAGAAGGCAACGCAGTCGGTGACCCGCAAGTCAGCAAAGAGGACTTCTTTAAACCCGACGAAGAAGTCCAAATCGCTTTGCCTCCCAAAAAGAAAATGCGATTTTAATTTATTTATTTCATTGTTTTATTATTTTAGTGCTTAATTTTCAGATTCAATATACTTGGGTACTTGTCTTCAATCATTTCGACCAAAGTGTCCGCCTTTAATAGCTTCTCCTTTTTCAAAATTTCCGCCCCATCTAATATCAAGTCCTTCGCATTTTGCACTATAAACTGCGCATATCCATACGCATCATTAATTAGTCCAACCACTTCATTATCTATCATCTCCTTGTATTTCTCGCTCGAACTCGGATAAATCACTTTTTTCCCCATTCCATAATACACTATCATCTTTTCCGCCAATTTAAATGCCTCCTCGAAATCGTTAATCGCACCCGTTGTCACAGTCACATCATAAAACACTTCCTCGGCAATTCTTCCTGCCAATAATATCATCAAATGCTCAAAAAGCGCTTGCTTCGTGTAAATCGTTGAGGTCGACCCTTCAAAGACCGTATACGCTGGGCTCTTCGGTGACGACAAATTAATAATCACCTTGGTCATCTTCGAATGATGCTTGCACAATAGTCCCACAATTGCGTGTCCCATTTCGTGCACTGCAATATGGTCTATAATATCCGAAGTAAATTGGTGCTCCGTTGGTTGCCATCCAGCCATAATGCGATTCAAAATTTGGTCAATGTCTTGATGAGTCATTTCCGTTCTATCGTGACGAAGAGCATTCAACATCGCCTCGTTCAACAGATTCTCTATTTGCGCCCCCGAGAGCCCAAGTGTCAAATCAACCAAATCCTTTACATCAACTGTACTGTCATATGGTTTGCCCTTGGTATGAATATTTATAATGGCTTCGCGCGTGGCAGAGTCAGGAGGTCCAATAAAAATGCGCTTGTCAATGCGACCAGGGCGCGTTAAAGCCGGGTCCAACAAGTCGGCACGATTCGTCGCACCAATCAAGAAAACACCACTACTATTCTTGAAACCATCGAGTGCAACAAGCAGCTCATTCAAGGTGTTGTCGCGTTCAGAAGAAGATGTTTCGCCGTCACCGGAACGCCTGCGACCAATGGCATCGATTTCATCAATAAAAACAATGCAAGGCACATTCTTCTTTGCCAAATTGAAGAGTTCTCTCACACGCGAAGAACCCACGCCGACATATTTCTCTTGAAATTCCGACCCACTTACAGCAATAAACCCGATTTTGGCTTCGCCAGCGAGTCCCTTTGCCAACAAGGTCTTGCCATTACCGGGAGGTCCCTCCAAAATGAGACCCTTGGGAACGCGAACACTGTAATTGGCATATTTAGTATAATTAGAAAGAATATCAATGCATTGTTTCAGCTCAAATTTGATTTTTTCATAACCACCAATGTCCTTGAACTTTAAAGGCGCCTTGGTTATAACTTCGAAATTTTCCGACTTTCTATCGCGATTTTGAGAGAAACGACGACTGAAAGGGTCTTCCTCTTCTTCATCGTCTCCATTACCATTATTAAATAAATTTGTAAATTGCTCGCTCATTGGATTGAATGCGCCCTTATTAATAATAATACGAATACCGGGTTGGCCCGGTCGGCCTCTAGACGCAGGTCTATCTTCGGATTGATTGAACAAGTCTTCCAAGGTAAAGGTATCGGGGTCATCATTTTCATCCTCATCAGAATTAAACATTTCTGATTCGCGAATGGTTATATTTTTGGAATTAAGTCTTTTAATTGACTCTTCATAATATTTTCGAGAATGAGGATATCGTCTACCAATATTTATGGATGGATTAGTGTCATTATTTACCGAAGGGTTATCATTTTTTATATAGTGACTTTTTCCTTTAGAAATGGGATATTTTTTTTGTATGTTGTTTAATCCAGAGAACATATTTTTTTCCGTGGAGTGCATAAACCCAAAATTAACATATGCATTCGAGAAATTCGCTAATAACAAGATAATTAATAGAACTTGGTTCATTTTATACAAAAAACCGTTGATATTTTTATATTGTTATTTTTATAATAATATATTATGTCGAGTTACTCAGATTATCTTAAAAAAAGGAATGAAAATAAATGCAAGCCGGGTTTATTAAACGCAATTTGCGACCAAAACGCCAAGATTCCGAAAAATGCTGATATTTGCACGCCCTGGTTAGATGGTGCTGAACAACCTTCCGGAGACATAGTAAATTATGGGAATTTAGCGTGTTCTCATATTACTGGTGTGTGTCCACCCGCAGAACCTGCTTTAAGTTTGGGTTATCCATACATTAATTCGGGAGTGACACCACCGGTAATTGGCACCACTGGTTCCACTGGTTATACGGGCCCTACTGGTCCCACGGGACTTCGAGGTATTGATGGAATAGCAACAAATACGGGTGCAACGGGTCCAACTGGAAAGGGTGCCACAGGACTTACAGGTGCAACGGGCGCCACGGGACCAATAGGTTCTTCAATAATATTGCAATACAGCGGAGGCCCTCTTCCAGTAAACTTGGGAGACGATTTATCTTATATTTTAATGAATACAGAAAAACTAACTGCATATTCGGCTACAATTGTGCCTTTGTCAAGTTTGAGTGGAATATATATCAACTTCAAGATTTTGTATCAGTGCAGCAGCAATTCGAGTTCGCAAATTACAATGGGCGTTTATAAGACTGTAAATGGTGTTACATCGCCAAAGGCGCTGTTTTACGATGCATTATTGGGAACAAAAATAAGTTCGCAGCCGTTTGTAGGTACTTGGGTAACGAATTATCTTGACAAAGATGTTATACAAGGATCTACAGTTACTTACACAATTTCTTACCAATCTTTGGGACCCAATCCTTTAGGGACGGGAGTATTGGCTTCAACAGCAAATTGTGTGGTACTTGAAGAATTGAATGGCTCGGGGGTAGCCGGAATGGGAGTAACCGGTTATACTGGTGCAACGGGAGCCACGGGAGCTAGAGGTTCTACAGGAGCCACAGGAGCCACAGGAGCCACAGGAGGAACGGGACCAACCGGGGCAACCGGACCAACCGGGGCAACCGGGGCGACAGGAGCAACAGGTGCCACAGGAGCAACGGGAGCAACTGGATATACAGGACCAACTGGTTCTACGGGTGCAACCGGGTTAACAGGTGCCACTGGTGCAACGGGGTCAACTGGTTCAACAGGTCCTAGAGGCTCAACAGGTTCAACAGGTGCCACTGGTCCCCAAGGTATTCCTGGAACGGCGGTGAATACAGGTGCAACAGGACCCCAAGGTATAGCAGGTACAAATGGTGCGTCCAGTGGTTTAATTTATTTCTTGGACACTTCGGGAGGAATTGCACCTCGAAGTGGTTCATTACTGCAAGTACCAAATACAGGGACGCAAACAACAATAACTTCAACTCCGGTGGCGTCTCCCGGAACTGTTGTGGGATATTTTTATACACAACTTGCTGCAGCTACACCACTTGTTCCCGGTTTATGGGAGTTTGGAATATTTGCAAATGTTAACACTGCATCGTGTAGTATATACGCTGTTATAACTTATAGCGACACAATTACATCAACCCCCTCAGGAACCACGATTGGAACGAGTATAGGAGATCCAACAACAGTTATTCCAACAACACCAAATCCGGGACAATACATAGATAGTGTTTATATATCTACTGCAACTGTAATACCGGCAAACAAATACCTTACTGTTTATCTATATGCTTATAGCAATTCGGGTAGTCCAAATTTAACTCTATATTTTAGAGGTGCAACATTATCTCATATTAACACCACATTAGCAGCAAATTATGGTCCTACTGGTCCAACAGGGCCACAAGGAATAAATGGAACAAATGGAGCAGCTGCAACAATAGTAGTGGGAACGACGACGACAGGAGCAGCAGGTACAAACGCAAGTGTAACCAATTCAGGAACATCATCTGCTGCAACTTTTAATTTTACAATACCACAAGGAGCAAATGGTACAAATGGAACGAA